ATTCCCGGCAAATCGTCTATACTTGTTGTATCGTTCATATTATTATTTATTTCCTCTAAATATAAATAATAAAAATATACTATATCATATTACGCAATCCATTACTTAATTCAACAGTTTTTTTATCAGAATTACATTTTTGGGTGGCAACATTATAATTATAACATTCGTCTCCATATTTGTAAACACTCCCGCTCGTTAAATCCTTCATTGGTGGCGATTCAAAATGAATGCAGGCGCCATCCTTGCACACCTTTCTAAATAATGCCGCTAAACCAAGACCTAAAATAATTGATATAATGTATTTACTATTTTCTTTATGTATCCACTCTTTGAAATTCAACATTTTTTTATTTTTATTTTTTTACTGATTACTATATATTTTACTATATATTAATGTTATTAATAATATTAATAAAAAAATTAATATTATCATTTTATATACAATATAATTAACTCGCGTAAAAATAAATGAAATACATTTCAATCAAGTTATTTATTTTAAGTTTTCTAATAGGTATGCTGTTTATTTATTTATCTTCACCTTCGGAGCGGAGCGTTGTGGTGTATCCAACCACAGACAACAAAGACATATTTCAGTATAAAGACATGGCGCATAATTGTTTTTCCATCAATCCGAATATTGTAAAATGTCCCTATTTAGACAATACTGTAACAGTTATTCCTCCACAGGTTTGAAATAAAGTTTATAACTAACTGATTATAAACTACAGATTCTTTTATTTTGTCTGTAAATGGATACCAAGTTGGTTTCGCTGCATATAGGCGGCTGATATTTATTTTTAAGAAAATAGGGCGTGTCGCCGCTACCCGTAAACCTGCACGCGCTAGCCGCTTCATTTCCAAACGCACTTCTTAATGAATTTGCATTCGTGTTAATTGTATTCAATTTCAACTTTTCGATACGAGTGCTACTGTCGACTGCGCCTTGAACTGAATATTGGTAGTTGTTCGGTTTGAATATAACGGTAGATGCACCTGAGCCGCCGCACGGATGTGGATTTACTCTTGGTTTGTAAATATCATTCGTCTGATAAACTTGAGAGCCGTTTGGGCTAGATGTTGCCCATATGTGCTGGCCACCAGGACCCAGGTATGTCACTCCAGACGTTCTATTAATGGATGCATTTTGTTGATATGTTTTACACCTGGATTTCAAATAACCGGTCGAATCTGAATAATATGCTCGGCTAAGAAGAGTGGATGCGCTTTTAATTACATTATTTTGCGGGTTGCAGCCAACGCATTTTGTGTTATATATGCCGGTATTTATTTCATAACCACCGTTTTCATAACCACCATTTTCATAACCGTTGTTAATAACAATAACGCCTTGGTTTTCAACAATAGTTCCCTTGTTTTTTGGTACTTCTAAAAAATGTTCGCTAATTGTGTATGAATTTCCAGGCTGCTCCACGCAGTCGCACGATGTATCGCCGACATATGATACCGCTCCAGGTCGGTCCATTAATAAACCGACGGTTGCATTACGACGACCGGACGACCCGATTGGTTGTGAAGGACCTGTTATTAGGCCGCCGGTCGCGTTCACCGATGTGGGAACTAGTTGTCGCCTCCAATGTTTTATGGGTCGAGCTTTAAACTCGGCACCATTAAAATCATGCTGGTGTATATTTGATGGAACGCCGTTGGTATTTGGACGGTGCAATCCGGGAACAACGCTGTTTGCCGTTGTTGTTTTTGTTGCATAATGCGGTACCCTTGTTGTTACCAATGAATTTGATGTCCTAAAGTTTAATGGAGCATTTTGTTTTGGAGTATTCGTGTTTCCTGTCATTGCAAATTATTATAATAAATATAGTAATATCTAATTTATATATTTATAATATTATATTTTACATATTATTATAAATATATAAATTAGAAATTAATTTAAAAATTGAATAATATTTAATGAAACAAACATTAAAATAAACAGTTAAACCACACTACAATTCAGATATAACAAAAAATAAAATGGAAATTACAGAAGAGCAACAACCTCAACAGCAACAGCAACAACCTCAACAGCAACAGCAACAACCTCAACTAATAAAAGTTGATGGACGTTATTTTTACAATTCGAAAGATTTGCAAGTTTTCAAACCAGAATTTTATTATGGATGCACCACAAAACCAAGAAATATTATTACAAAAAAAGGTATTCCGAATTGGGAATATATTTATGCAACATATGAAAAGGCACTAACCAGGTGGAATAAGAGCACCGAATCATGCAAGAAAGCGCAGCTTCTTATTTCAAAACAATGGGTAGATGAAAATTACTTTAAATCATCATCAACACTTGATAAAAATAAAAAAGTTATTATTAAAAAACAAATTTTACAACAACCACAAGCACAACAATTTACAACTCCACCGCCACCACAGCGCGAAGCAGAAGCATTGGCTGCGATTGATGAAGAAGAAAAGGAGCCGGAAGGGCACGAAGAACTAGAAAATGCTCCGCCGGTATTACATTTGGACGATTCTGAAAAATTTCACGATGCAGATGGAAATGTCATTGAAATTGAAACACGAGGCGAGAGAGATAGAAAAAAAATTTACTTCAACGTAAAAGATGTTAGTGCTGGTTTCGAAATGCCAAGTTTATCTAAAAATTTATTACGTCATATATATCTGGATGTTCAGAATGGTTATGAACGCGGAGTCCATTATAAACCATTTAAACGCGTCCCATCAGGTGACACGAATCAAAAGTCCAACACGTCATTATATCTCACATATCTAGGATTGGTGCGCGTTTTAATGGTTTCTCGAAATAAGAATGTGAATAAGTTTCAAGATTGGGCAGAAAAGCTCTTCACAATTCAGTTTGATTATGAAGATGAAGAAGAAAAAGTATTAAAAGAAAATGGAAATGGACACCAAGACCAACAACAACAACACGAAGATGTAGAAAACGCTCCGCCAATATTACATTTGGAAGATAGCGAGAAATTCCATGATGCAGATGGAAATGTCATTGAAATCGAAACGCGAGGTGAAAGACATGAAGATAAAATTTACTTTACTGTGAAAGATGTAAGTGTTGGATTTGAAATGCCGAATTTGAATGAAACATTGTTGCACAAAGAAAAGGGATATACGCGTAGCGTTGATTATAAAGTAATGTTTAATCGTTCGGCGTTGACCAATGGTAAATGTTCAACGATTAAAAAATGCTTGTTTCTAACATATGAAGGTCTGTTACGTGTTTTATTTGTGTCTCGAAATAAGAATGCAACCCTTTTCAGAAAATGGGCTACAAACAAACTCTTCACCATTCAGATGGGCACAAAAGACCAAAAAGTGAAACTCGGTGCTGAAATTTTGAATACTTCTCCGCGCACATTAAAAGCGGTTTTGGACAAACATGCCGCGACATTCCCGTCGATTTATTTAATGTCACTTGGAAAAGTGCGCGACTTGCGTGAAACATTTGGAATCCCCAGCGATAAACCTGACGATTCAACAGTCTACAAATTTGGTTTTACTGAAGATTTATCTCGTCGTAGCATTGAACTTGAAAATCAATATTCAAAAATAAAAGGTGTTACAGTGACTATGGGAACGTTTCACGTGATTGACACAAAATACACGGCAGAAGCTGAAAATAAAGTGCGTGAATTGTGTGGCGCATTTGAAGTCCGGATTAATAAAACAATGCAAGGGTTTAATGAGCTTGTTGTCCTTGATGACAAGCAATTTGCAATTATGAGAGATTTATATAGTAAATATGGTGAAAATTTTGCGGGTGCAACACTTGCACTTCAAAAACAGATTGCGGAGTTGAAAGATGACTTGAAAGAGCGTGATAATGAAATCGCGCGACTGAATATGACAATTCAGCATAAAGATGAACTCCATGAAACAGAAGTTCAGTGCTATAAAAAGGATATTGAAATCTGGAAATTGAAACACCAATTGGAAACAATGTCGAATGCTACGGCGAGTAAATAAGTATTGAAATTGAAATATTTATAATATAAAACATATAAACACATAAATATGGATAATATTAGATAAATAAAATAAAATGACATTTATCGCTTTAATTACTGGTATAACAGGACAAGATGGTAGTTACTTGGCTGAACTTTTGCTTGAAAAAAATTACATTGTGTATGGTATTATACGTCGTCACAGTAGTATTCACACTGAAAGAATCGACCATCTTTTTTCAAAAGTAAAACTGATTTACGGAGATATGACAGACCAGACCAGTTTACAAAATGTATTCAATACGATTATTACTGAACAAGGTCGCGATTTTGAAAGACTAGAAGTGTACAACCTTGCAGCTCAAAGTCACGTAAAGGTAAGTTTTGAAGTTCCAGAATACACCGGTCAAGTTGACGCACTGGGAACACTGCGTTTATTAGAAACGATTATCAAAACAGGTCTTCAAGATAAAATCCGGTTTTACCAAGCATCAACTAGTGAATTATTTGGCAAAGTTTTAGAAACGCCTCAATGCGAAACGACTCCATTTAATCCACAAAGTCCATATGCGGTAGCCAAGTTATATGGTTACTGGATTGTTAAAAACTATCGTGAAAGTTATGGAATGTATGCTTGCAACGGCATTCTTTTTAATCACACGAGTTCACGACGCGGAGAAACGTTTGTGTGTCGTAAGATTACGCTTGCCGTTGCAGCCATTATTGCAGGTAAGCAGGAACACGTGTCTTTAGGTAACTTGAACAGCAAACGCGACCTGGGACACGCGAAAGACTATGTGTATGGAATGTGGTTAATGCTGCAAAAGGAAAATCCGGTTGATTATGTGTTGAGTACAGGAAGCACATTTAGCATTCGCGAAATCATTCAAATGTCATTTGATGTGTTTGGTAAAAAGGTAGAATGGTGTGGCGAGGGATTAAACGAAGTGGGCAGCATTGATGGAAAGGTGGTGGTGCGCATTCATCCAAAATATTTTAGACCAGCCGAAGTTGAACTTCTATTGGGGAATAGCGAGAAAGCATATAATGAACTGGGTTGGTTTCCAAAGTATTCCACTGCTGAAACGCTTCGTGAAATGGTTCTCAGCGATTATAAAACATATAATAATAATTAGAAATCACTATGAAGATTATTATATTTTTTATATTATACTTTTTATTTCTTTTTTAATTCCATATTCTCTCGAATTGTTTTTGAATACACTTCTTTTAACTTGTTAAATTGGGTTTGAAGCAAGCGATTCTCCTCTTGTAATGAGTGGATTTGCTGTTGTTGTGATTGAATGCGTTGAAAAATTTCAGGATTAGTTTCTGCAATTTTATCATATTGTTTCTTTTTTAGGTCTTGTTGTTCTTGTTGTTTATGCTTATGATTATTTTTCATTTCCTCTTTCTTTTTCATTAATATTTGTGTTTCTCTCAAAACGTCGGGTTTCATTTCAGGTTCTCCTGCCGGATATGCCTGAAGAACATTTTCAAGATTTGTAAAAAAATGCGCAACATCTTCATCTGTAATAAAATCAGTGACCTTTTTATCAGACACCCGCATAACGTGACTGAAAGGGTCATTCAGCAAAGTGCGTTTATCAAACGTATTGTGTCGGTGTGAAAAAACCAGAATTGCTTTCATCGGGTCAAGCTGAACAAATGGAACCGTGTATCCCTTGAGAAATTCGCGTTCTTCGGCCAAACATGCATCATTATTATATTTATGTTCGCGTAGTAATTCTTTTCGAAAAGCAAATGTTCCTGCAGTGGCATGATTTGGACCGTAGGGTCCGAATTGTATCATTTGGTCAGTTTCTTTGAAATAAATGTACATTTCGCTGCTGCCTGCGCACAATGCTTCCGGATTTTTTAAAAGCATTTCCACTGCATGAGACACGCGTTCCGGCGGATAATAATCATCGTCATCCATGTATACGATGATTGACCCGCGCGCCTTTTTGTGCATAATGTTGCGTTTTTTCCCCAAGGGCATTTTTTCATCGTATTTAAAATACTTGACGAGCGGGTGATTTTTTACAACGTCTTCGATTTTGTCGGTGCCGTCATCCACGATAATCCATTCCATTCTGTCTTTGGGATACGTCTGGTTATCAAAACATTTAATTATTGTTTGGAAAAATGGTCTTCTATTAAAAGTCGGAGTGCAAACACTTACAAATGGCGTAGTCATTGACAAGATAATAAGATAAGATAATATTGGTTGATGTATTATTTAGGCGGGGTATCTTTAGATGAGTTAAATGCAAACATATTAAATAAAAACATGAAAACGGCGATTAATACATAGTATGGTTCATATGCACTCAAATAATTAAATGCGTTCATTACCATTCCAATGCTAAATAATACAACGAGCAGATTTTTTTTCTCTTTGAATATCTCAAAAACAACCTTGGTATTTTTTGTTGAGTCCGCGTATTCTTTATTTTGAGTAAATGGAATCCACACAAACGTAACCAACACTTGAAGAATAAACCCGAAAAAATTGAAGAATGGTGGTATCCATGATACTAAAAACAGTCCAAGAGTCCATGCAAACCCGCTCATTAAGAATCCGCTGTTGTAAAACTGAAATGCATATGACATAAAAAATCCAATGAATCCACCATATAACACGAGGATGTAGACTAATAGAGCTCCAAGAAGCATGACAATATTTTCAAGAACCCCGTAAGTATCATACAGATTTTGTCCTAACAAATTACCCATTTTTATGCAAATCATTTTGATGAATGCTCGAAATGTTGCGTACGTATTTTTCATAGAAAGCGATAACCAAAATGCAAACGGCGTGTATTCAACAAATGCGTCAGGGTCTCGCAGCTCATTTTTTATGACTTTGCATGTTTTGGAACATTTTTCATCATCATTTGAGTCACAATATAAATTATACGGGAATCCATATGAATATATTGGGTCTTCTTTTACACCAAATTCTTGCGTTCCATCTGGACTACAATAAGGATAACGGTTAATATCAGAAGGCAAATAATTTGTCAAATCTTGTCTTGACATTCGTATTAAACATAAAAACGATGCACCCAAATATCCAACAATGCAAATTTTGATAAATAAAAAAAATAAACTTTTAAAAAAATCAGCGTATGTAGAAACAGATGGGTTTGTATTTACTGGATTACCGGATGCATCGGTGGTGGGAGGTCCTGATGCATCGGTGGTGGGAGGTCCTGATGCATCGGTGGTGGTGGGGTTTCCTGATGCATCTGTAGAAGATGAAGAAAACATGTTGTTCATTTTATCAAATATTCCGCCAGTAGAATTTCCTGATGCGTCAGTTTGTGGATTTCCTGATGCGTCAGTTGAAGAAAACATGTTGTTCATTTTATCAAATATTCCGCCAGTAGAATTTCCTGATGGGTCGGTTTGTGGATTTCCTGATGCGTCAGTTGAAGAAGAAAATGGAGATGAAAGACTAAATGCTTCTTTACTTGATGAAAATAATGCGCTAATTGGAGTAGCTCCGTTCAAAAATGATGTCATTTTTATTTTATTTCAATGATTATTTTATTATCAATATTAATATATAATGATAAAATAATAATAGTTAATTACTTATTTACTCCCTAAACTCGACCACTATAAAATTATGATAAATACATTATGTTGAATTTACGTTGAATTTAAGTAATTAAATAAATGAATCATTTTTATTTTTTATATATATTATATAATAGTATATATAATCAAATGAGTGAAAGTAAAGAACAGCGCGCTCTAGAAATATTAAAGAAGTCGCAGAAAGAAATAGAAGCCAAACAAGGTGAAAAATTAGTAAGTAATCCAACAATAAAGGAAATTGTTTCGATTGTCGAACAATTTCTAGTAAAGAAAAAACTAATTTGTTATGGAGGAACTGCGATAAATAATATTCTTCCAAAAAAAGACCAATTTTATGATATGACTCGAGAGATTCCTGATTATGATTTCTTCTCTCCGAATTCATTGGATGATGCAAAAGAACTTGCAGATATTTTTTACAGTAAAGGCTTTAGTGATGTTGAGGCAAAATCAGGTATGCACACAGGAACATATAAAGTATTCGTAAATTTTATTGGTGTTGCAGACATCACATTTATAGAGCCGGAATTATTCAAGAGTTTAATGCGTGAAGCAATTGAAAAAAATGGGATACTTTATGCGCCCGTTAACTTTTTAAGAATGTCCATGTATTTAGAACTCTCTCGTCCAGACGGCGATGTGTCGCGTTGGGAAAAGGTTTACAGTCGATTAATGCGTTTCAATAAAAATTATCAGTTGAAAGGTGAAAACTGCTTGAAAAATGCAAAGGAGTCTGCATTATCTCCTAATAAAAAAGAAATAGAGATATTTGATTTGATTCGAGATGAAGCAGTTTCTGAAAAGCTCGTATTTTTTGGAGGATACGCGTGTTCGCTATTTTCAGAACATTTAAAAAAAGCAGACCGTCCCGTTTTATATTCAAGTATGCCATCATTTGATTTACTGTCTGAAAATGCAGAAAAATCTGCCAGTAAAATAAAAAAGGTTCTGGATAAGACTGGCGATTTTAAAAGTGTTGTTATAGAAAAACGCGAAGAATTCGGAGAACACATTTCTTCTCATTTTGAAATCATAGTTGATGGAAGAACCGTCGCATTCATTTATGAGCCGTCTCCCGGTGCGTGTCATAATTATAATGTGGTTAAAATAAACGGAAAAGATATTCACATTGCAACAACAGATACAATTCTTAGTTTTTATTTATTGTTTCTTTATGTGAACAGACCTTATTATGACAGAGACCGTTTACTTTGTATGAGTCAATATATATATGATTTACAGTATGATAAATTAACAAAAAATGAAGGTATATTTAAACGATTTTCCAAGCCGTGCATCGGTAAGCAGGTTACCCTGAAAGACATTAAAGATGCAAAATCGCACATGTTTGAAAAGTTGAAAAATAAAAAGGGCACTCGTGAATATGAAGAATGGTTTTTGAATTATAATCCGATTGAAAAATATAAACATAAAGCATTAAAAGGAAAAGCGGCGGAAAATTTCAAAGAAAAATTGAAGAGCATTGATAAGCATTCACCATCTTATTCAAAGCGCAAAAATACTCCGGCAACTGCCAGTCCAAGTCCAAGAGCTAGTCCCAACAGTCCAAGAACGTTGAGCGCAAGCCCAAGCCCGTCTGGTAGACGTTTTACACATTCAAAACGGTTGCGGATGCATTCAACACCAAATAAAAATAAAAAAAATGTAAAAACAAGAACTCACAAGGTGCGACGAAATAATAGACAAAATAAACGCAACTAAACATAACATAAATATTACAAATGTGACTAGGAGGCAAAGATGGCTTTTACAAGGCGGCGCTTTCCCCCTGTCCCTCTATTTTACGTTTGGTTTGAACATTGTAACAACTTCTGCACAATGGCATGTAAATGTCATTGCCTATTAAAACCTGTTCTGTGTCACATGTACTTCTGAATGTAAACGGCGCAAGCTTTCCATTTTTGCACATGCTACACAATGAGTGTAACTTGGTCATCTTGTCGCACATGGGAATCAACTCAAGGAGGTTTCCTATTTTATTACGTTGAAAGTCTCCATCTAATCCGCAGATGTATACTTTTTTTCCTTCTTCTTCCACCATATTGATTGTAAAAGGCACAATATCACTGAAAAACTGTCCCTCGTTAATCAGTACAACGTCGCTATTTTCAATCTCACTCCGGTGTGTTTTCATAATTTCTTCAATCGAAAATCCCATTATGCACGGAATCATTTCTTTATCATGTGTCGACAGCATGGTTTCAGAATACCTGTCATCCGCTTTGTAATTTATTACACAAACTCGTGACTTGCAAAATGAATATTGCCTGTAAATTTTCAAGAGAGCCGATGTTTTTCCGGACCACATTGGTCCAAGTATAAGTTCTAAATAGCCATTTTTTGCTGTTTCTATGGAAGTCGTTGTCATTGGAAAAACGGGCAGCGTTGTTGTTATATCTGTCATACCTATGATATATAAATTCAATTTATTTATAATAATTAAAACGTAATAAACATAAAAAATGAATAATAATTAATATTGTAATTCATTTTTTAAATTTATTTATTATTATTTTGTTATGACGTGTGATGATGAGATAAAAGGAAGTATAAACGACGTGTACAGTTCAACTCCGTGGGTTGAGAAATATAGACCCACACATTTTGATGACATTGTATTGGACGACATTAATAAAAAGATACTTTTATCAATTATTGAAAATAATTACTTCCCAAATTTATTATTGTACGGTCCTCCGGGTACCGGAAAGACAACCACCATTATAAATCTTGTAAATGCATATCAAGAAAAGTATCATCAAAAAAATAAGGGGCTAATGATTCATCTAAATGCGTCTGATGAGAGAGGAATCGACATTATTCGAAATCAAATAAATGGTTTTGTAACATCGAGGTCAATGTTTGGAGAAGGAATGAAATTTGTGATTTTAGATGAAGTAGATTACATGACAAAAAATGCGCAAACAGCGCTAAGATATTTATTGAATAATTATAATAACCTTGTAAATGTTAGATTTTGTTTAATTTGCAATTATATTAGCAGAATAGATGAAGCACTTCAAACCGAATTTGTGCGAATGCGATTCAACCAACTGCCTGAATCTAAAATTCTTTGTTTTTTGAAAAAAATTAATGTTTCTGAAAATTTAAATGTTGATGAAAATATTCTTGTATCCATTCAGCGCCATTTCAATTCTGATATTCGAAGCATGATAAATTATATGCAGGCGAATCAACATCTTATTCATAACTGTCATGTAATTACAAACGCAGTTTGGGAAAACATTACCAAAATGTTTAAATCAAGCGCAAAATCATCCACTATTATTGATAAATTAAACGAAATAAGTTTATACTATAATATTGAGCGTAAAAATATAATAAAAAATTACTTGAATTATATTATACGTCATCATCCACAGTATATTACGCCCACTTTTTTAAATTTTATTGAAAATGTAGTTCACACACAAGACTGTAAAACAGAATATTTGCTTCAATATTTTGTTCTCAAAATAACCACATTAATAAAATAAAATAATAAATAAATTATTATAATAAAGAGTATTTACAATATTTATTATAAATAAAAAATAAATATTGTAAATAAAAATCTGTAATGAATTTAAATTCTAATTCTCAACTATCCACATTCACAAGTACTGAAAATAAAGGCTTGTTATGGAGCGTTTTACACGGTGGCGGTAAATTTGATGGCGTACCCGAGACAGCATTGAAAAATGTTCAAGTCATGTTTGAAACGACTATCAACGAAATGAATGAAACGTTCAAAAAAATGAATCAACCTGTTGATTTAAATGTCATGAATAAAGAAGCTGTATATGTAATTTGTAAAAAATTAAATGCATTTGTGGTTGTTAACGTTAACCCTCCCCCACCATATCCAGTAGAGCAAAAAAAACAACAACAAATTCCTCAACTGGAAACGATATACAGAGCAGAAGACATTCAAAAAGAACGGCAATCCGCATTCAACACGGAGCTTAAAAAAAAAGAAGAAGAAATGTCATCCATTATAAAATTAAGAAAACCCGATGAAATTAAATTTACAGATGATAACTATGATAAACCAATTGGCGATGACATGGAGCGGTTACTGGCAGAAACGTTGGCATCACGAGAACGTGAGCTTGAACAAATTACAAAAAGCAAAGAAGACAAAGATATTGCAGAAAAATGGATAAATCCCAATTCAATCGCGCCAGCAAAAAATCAAAACAGTACAAACAATGATGCTGATAGAAAAAAAAAAGTCAGTTTCAACCATATTCAAATCGAACATGAACATGTACATGAACATGAAGACAATTTTTCTGCTCCTGCTGCTCCTGCTGCTCCTCCTCCTCCTCCTTCCAATGAAAATACAACATTGGAAATAAACACATTATTTAATAAGTTTAAAAAAATAACTACACCAACAAATAATCAAAACAATAACAATCTAATGATACAAATGTCAGAAGACATTGCATTTATCAAGAAGAGTATGATTGAACTTATGCGTAGTATGTCACTAGAACCAAAGTGATACATGCATACAGATTGTGCCCCCTAATATATCCTCTTTCTAAACCTCCTTGATTACAAGAGGGTCAAGCGGAATAACAGCATGTCCCTTGAATGCCGTCGCCGCTTTTACTTTGTTCTTGGGAGCAAGAGACTTCAACGTGGACTGTCGTTTTTCGCATCGTTTAAGAGTAAATTTTTTTATAGATGCAGGACAATGAACAAGACACGGAATCGATTTTATTGTTCCTGTAAGCTTATCATACACAACTTCTTTTGTTTTAATTAATTTCTTTTGGTCAATGCTATAATTTAAAAACTCGTGAAGAGCAGTTTTATCTTTGATGCACAAGTTATTTTCAGTTGCATACGTTTCCACAAATTCGCTCATTTTTTTCATCTTCATTGATTTATCCAATTTTACCCACTGGTCTTCTTTATTCTGCGTTCGTTCCTTTTCTAAAAAATCATCAATATTCGAATTATGCTTTGTTACTTGTTTAGGACTTGTTTTTTTCAACAACATGGATTTATATTTTATATTTCTTAATTCTACACAATCGCATTCCTTCTCAATAACAACAACATTTACACTCACACCGTTGTCATCATCATTGGAGTTGGATTCGGTAACGTTGGCAACATCTGCACATTTTTCAGAAGTCATCATTTTGAATTTGATTTATTCGTCTTAATATATTTATGAAATAGAGTTTAAATCTATTTCATAAATACTATTTTAGAATCAATTTTGAATTAATCAAAGAAATGCAATGGAGATGAAGAAGAAGAAGGTGCTAAACTACCAACGCACATGGAATAAGAAAGTCGTGACACAAAATAAGCCAAGAAATAAGTAAAGCAGCCCATAAACAAACCTAACAATAAACCAAAGCTAAACTTCTTGGTTAAAAGACTATACAATGAAAAGAGTGTGACAAATACAAACACAACATAAAAAAATACAGAAAATCCGTAATAATAAAAACAATATTCGCGAGTCAGAGGACCAAAAAGAGAATTGAACAAATTCATTTAATTTCTTATACTTGTCGTTATATATTTATGAAAATATTATATTTTATAATTAATTAATTATTTTATAATTAATTAATTATATTTTATAAATTATATAAATGAAAAAATATGCTGTATGCATGTGGGGACAATTGCGTTCTGTAGATAAAATAATAGAAAACTTATATAAAAATTTATTAGAACCTTTAGAAGCAGATTTTTTTGTGATGGTTCAAAAAACAGGAACAGACATTGATAAAAATATGGATTTATTAAAAACTGAAAATAAGATAATGTATGAATCTCCTGATGTTACTAAAATATTTACTAATTACAATAAGTTATTAAAAAATAATAATTACATAAATATTCCATATTTGAATATGTATTATAACTGGTATAAAATCTGTGAAACGTTTGGTGACATATTTGAACAAAATTATGAGTATACAATAATAACTCGATCTGATTTGTTACACTTGATTCCTTATCCTGATATTTCAAGTTTGTATGACAAAAAAAATTTATTTTGGTGCTATCACGGTAATGAATGGGGTGGAATAAATTATAATTTAATTTGTGTTCCTTCAAAATATATAAAAAGTTATTTATTTTCTTTTTATACTTATTTACAGGATTCAAATAATATAACAAGATTTAACAATATATCAAATAACTTGAATACAGAATCCTTTACTAAAATAATTTTTGTTGATAATAATTGGAATATTGGAAAAATAGAACCCAACGCGTTTATAACTGCTTCTAATTCTAATGAAATCACAACTTGGGCACCCGTAAAGTATTCTGAAGTATACAAGGTATTTTATAAATATGAAGACCAAATGAAATTTGCATTTACCTCTTTAAGAAAATATCAACATAATAAAAGATGGAAGAAGTTATGTAATTTAAATGGTAAGGTAATTATAGTATTATTTTGATGAAACGAAATAATAATTTATTGTAAAATATATAAGTAAAATATATAACAGTATTAAAAAATAAATAAATTACATAAAATATATATGGAATCAACAAAAAATATAAATATCAGTGGTAAAAAAAATATATGTGGACTGTTGTTAATAAATGAAACTGCTGAAACAATGAGTAATGAAACAAGGAGTAATGAAACAAGGAGTAATGAAACAAGGAGTAATGAAACAAGGAGTAATGAAACAAGGAGTAATGAAACAAGGAGTAATGAAACAAGGAGTAATGAAACAAGGAGTAATGAAACAAGGAGTAACGCAAATAATGTGATTGGCGTGAATGAATTCAGCAATTCAAATTATTACAGGAAACGCGCCGCATGTGAAAAATGGAATTTACCTGAGCATTATTTTACATATTCGCACCAATTTAACGTTATCTCAAAATTGTATATGAATTTGGACAACGATGTTATTGAAAATCGTGAGATATATATAAAAGAAATAACTAAAAAAATATCGGGATATAAAAGACAAGATATTGATAAAGACGTTTATTCCAAAAATAAATTTATTTCTCTCGAAGATGTTATCGATAAACTATTATGTTCCAAGTTGAAATGTTTCTACTGCAAATGCGAGTGCGAACTTATTTATGAAAATGTTCTTTCTAAACGCCAATGGACGCTGGATAGAATTGAAAATGATGCCGGTCACAATCCTGATAATGTTGTTATTTGTTGTCTAGAATGCAACTTGAAAAGAGGCACAATGGATAGCGGTCGTTTCAAATATGGAAAACAACTAAAATTTAAAAAAGTAGGATAGAATAATTAAATAATTAAAATAAAAATTGATATATAACTACATTATTAGAATACATACACACATAAAAAAAGATATAAAATGCGTCATGAAATTGCAATAGCTGAAAAAAAAAGCAATGATAATAATGAAGAATGGTTTGAGTTTTGGATTTCATGGTGGGGGTGGTTATTGTAATAATCTAATCTGACCAATAAAAGTGAAAATATTTTTTCAAATTAAATTAATTTATTTAAATAGAAAAAAAGGATATAAACCAAACGCATAAAATTAAGTAGTAAACAAGTAATCAAATTAAATACTTAATATACACATCCAACCCTAAAAAAATGAGTGCATGTATGAGCATTTGTGAAACCGCAACAACAACAGCAACATCGTTTGCTGAAGGTGTTGTTGAAAATAATGGCAGCGGCAGCGGCGGAACATATACCACACAAAACCATTTGCTTCTTAAAAATTTATTGAAATTTTATGAACAGGGAAATAATTTGGACACCATGCTTAAAATAATCAACGGTCATTCAAATATTTCACTTCGAATTATTGATTGGTTTGCAACAAATTACGCAAAAAAATTTTATACTGTTTACACTATTAAAAATACGCTAAGAAGATTTAAAGTGTATGTGGACTACAAGTTGAAACTGAAAGCGTACTCTAAAAAGCGATTTGACCCATTTTGTCGTTGGGAGAGAATAACAATTCCGTATAAAGATGGAACATTTATACAAACAACAATAGGACAGTTGAATTTTTTCAAATGGGCAATTGAAAATGATGTTGTTAACTATATTGAAGAAAATTATCAAACGATTGAAAATGACATGAATTCAAGAAATAGCACATCCAAGCATTCGCGCTCATCATTGTCTTCAACATCAACTGCATCCGAAGAGTGTGACATTTGCGACATTCAATCTGACACGACGATGACAACAACAAACGAATCAAATTCAAAGGCGGATAAAAACAAAACTCGTAAAAAACGCGAAGAGTTATCTATATCTGCCACAAAAAGTATTAAAAAGGAAAAGGTAGAAATTGTCGTAAGTTTTGAATAACAAACCGTGTGCTTTTTTGCCTTTACATTTTGCGCGCCATCATTGGATTCATAAATACAATATACCCATTTAGGTACGTCGCAAGCGAAACCCACAACAAATATGGGATAAGTAAATAACTCGCAAGTCGAGAGACTGGATAAAATGCCCGGATATTCAAGGCAATAAATGCGAGCATTCCCACAACAACAACGAAACTCAAATCAGGGCGCGCATATGTGAAGAAAAGAGGCGACCACGAGATATTCAATGCCCACGCTGCGCAATAATATAAAAACCCTCTAGAACGCATACTGCCGCCATTTCTTAAGAAAACGATGCCAGCCAATATAATAAGTGCGTATAATGTCGTCCACACTATCGGGAATACCCAGTTGGGAGGGGTGAGTGGCGACTTCTTTAGAGACTGATACCAGGAAGAGTTGGCTTCTCTGTTCATAATTTTTATGTGTTATATATTTATATATATTATATATTTTTAATCAATTCAATTTAATTTTAATTTATATAAAATTGAATTTATATTCAAAAATTATTAGTCTAATACAAAAGAAATCAAGGTAATAAATAAAATCTCTTCAAATGATTGCTACAAAAGCTGTTAAAAGAATAATTGGTGCGATTGTAAAAAAGTTACCAAAAAATATAAGAACAAAACTGAAAAATATTAATAAAGCTGGAATATGTGACGTGTGTCCCACAAAACGCGTAAGTCAAAACTCAAGAATATTACTTCCTTACTATATTATTCGCAAATCTGGATTAACGATTGACCAATTAAAAACACACACCAGCGGCGTTGTTATTGAGCTTCCATTTCGTGAGTATGAACGAATTAGTAGCAGCATCAGCATTAACGACGAACTTGATGCGTATGTCATCAGTAACATTGGGGGAGAAACAAGCAATCCTGTTGTCTCCATTGTAACCATTAGGAAAGAAAATGGATACTCAGGGTCATCTGCTCAGCGCGAAGACTTGAAAAGATTAGAAAATGAAATAGTTGTAAAAGCATGGGAACCTGTTGTATACAATCCAGAAAAAACGATGAAAGGTCGCAAGAATAAAGGGAACGAAAATTGGTCAGGTCATTATTATTATAAAGTTTCAGGTGGGTCACAACAAAGTTTCAAAAGTCACCCAAATAAAGAACCGCAAATATTTACAACACACAAGGGATTCATGTCAACTGACAAAATCATAACGGATGTTACGGCTTCATTAGTTTGGCAGATGCTTCACATTTTTGACATTGATAAATATATTCCCGCAGAAGATGCATTAAAATGCAAGCAAATATTGGAAGACTATTTGAAGGACACGATGTATTTAGGAACATCGTGTTATAACTCCATAAAAAAACTTGAAAATATACGATATGGTAAACTCATAAGCCCCATCACGCGAAATGCTATATCTATAACCGCATTTGATAAAGAGGCGGTTGGTGACCGCAAAGATGACATTGTTGACATTAGCCACAATGAAGCGGTTAATAAAAATAATATAAGATTTTGCCCAGAAAATAATGCAATGTTATCTGATTATTTCCCTGGAAATTTATTTTGGGATACTCACCTCGGAAATATGCAACAGCAATCTTTCACGTTGAAAGAATATCGGGCAGAAGAAAATGAGAGACGCATCAAAGATGCATTATGGCTAGAATCGCTGGCAGAAAGCGCAGCGGCAGAAAGCGCAGCCAACCATATCACCATAAATAATGAATGATGCATAGACAAAAACCAATCAAACCAAATCAATCTCTTCCATTTGACATTCATGATTTGTTATATTTTTTATAATACAGTCTCGAAATAAATCTTTTCTGAGTTCAAAACCGACTCCAATGCGCCCCAATTTTTGTGCTGCAATTGCGCTAGTAAAACTTCCGGCAAATATGTCCAAAACAATGTCGCCGCGGTAACTATAGTAATAAGTACTCATTGTCGGTATATCCATTGGAAATGGAGCAGTATGTCCCAACTTATTTTCTTTTTTATTATTTATTTTTATTACTGGCGATAGCTTGTGAATATCTCGTCGCCAATCTTGCACTAGTTCCTTCGGTATGATATTTTCAGCTTGTCGAAACGGATTTTGCGTGATGACGGTTTTTAGCGAGAAACGTTTTCCGCGGTCAGATTCGCTCTTTTCACAAGTCGGATTTTTGCATTCCCATGAGCGAAGCCCTTTAAACGTGTAGCTGTTGCTCTTTACGATTAAACTGCCACAGTCATTGCACGGATATTTAATGTCTTTTTCCAACCTGTGTTTGTGAAAGATAAGAATGTGTTCATAACAGTTGCATGAATACTGAAAGAATGGATACGGTTTATTTCCATTCTTATGCCTGGAACTCTGTACTTCGCCTTTATCCCAAATGACATCATCCACAAACGTAAATCCGCATTCTTCAAACATGACAATAAAATACGCCGGAAGCGGAATTTTTCTGTTGCCAAATGCATTTATTTTATCCATTTTGTCATTGTCAACCACATCGCTAACGTTGAAGACAAAAACACGGTGATTATCCAAGACACGATAGCACTCGGTAATTATTTCGCGCATGTCATCTAGGTACGCTTTCAGGTTTGCCCAAGTGGAATATTCGCGCGCATTGTAATAAGGTGGCGAAGTCACAATGTGTCCCACCGACTCATTGGGAAGACGTTTCAACCCTTGCAAACATCCGCCCCATACCACTTTTATTTTTTCGGGTTTTGATGTTATACTGGTCAAAAGTCGATAGTCTGTGAAATTTGTTTCCATATTCCATTGCTTTTTTACAATTTCACGATACACGTCTATAAAATTGTAAACGTTTCTTTCTCTATTTTCCTTACTGTCTTCGTTTTCTTCCTTGTAATCATAATTGCGTATCAACTCTTCGAGCAACTCTTTTGAAAACATTTCGTTCAAAATGCCAATATTGTCTTTAACCAAATTTGGCACAATTGTTTCCGGTTTTACCGGCATTACAATTTCATTTTTTGGTTTAGGTTTTATTTTAATTTTTGTTTTTTTTGTATTCGGCTTTATTTCGTCTTTTTCTATATTCATTCACAAGACAACTAGTAATTATTATAAAATTATATATTTATTTCAATTTTATAATAATGTATAATAAAAAGAAAATCAGGAAAATCAATGTGCCAAGTAAAGATGCAAGGAGGGGTCAGAGGGGAACCTGGGTTCCCTTCCCTTTAAATCGAAAAACTATACATATCAGATTTAAGCGGACGGCTCGCAAAAGAAAGCGCAGGATTTTGTGGTGTCGGCACTGGGATGGTTTGAGGCGTAAACATCAACTCGGTGGGTTTCAACAAGAATGCACTTTTTGACGGACCGGCTTCGAACCAGTCGTTGTATACAGCCAAATTACCATCGCGCAACACCTGAAACGACATTGCCATTGCCTGACAACCAGCCAATGAAGGCGGCATAGGGTCATAATTATTTACCGACATTGAATCGTCTGGTATCACTATCGTCATATACTGCTTGTTGAATGTTGTCAATTCTGTAATATCCGGACTATTCAGCACATCAAATACTTTTAATATTCTTAAAAAAACATTGCTTGTAAGGTTCGTAATTTCATACATTTTTTCAGCACCCGGTTGATAAAGCAGCGGATTGGCTTCTACAACAACTATCACTTTACTTTTAAATTTAATCATCGGTTCAGCGCAGATATTTTTCCCGCCAAATTCGTGATTATATTCCGGCATTAGATGAGTTTTTAAATTAAAATTTATTGATTCAGCCATGCTATTCAAAACACTGACATCATTTGTTTTTAATCTGAAAAGTAAAAAAAGGGGGTCTTCGGGGTTCGGACACACGGTTGAATTTGTGCTAAATGCGGTTCTTGCAACCGCGATCATAGCTTCGTCAAATGGAACAGAATTATATGTTTCTTTAATGCACTTGTCATCGCTCAAAGACGTGGAAATGATTGGCTGACCCTGGTATCCGTACACTTCAAAATCTAAACATCTGCATCCCATTTTTATCGCATGTTTAAGAGCACAAGTGTTTACATAATCATTTGAAAAATTACCGGTTGAACAACTATTGTAAGCAGCTTTTACATAGTAGTCTCTTAATAAAAATTGTGATGACGGGTCTGATGAAGCGCTTGTTATCCAGTTTGAATTTAATGCTGGCGCCTTTGTCTTATTTAAACGTGCGCAACTTTTTGGAAGTAGTGTGTACTTGTAATAAATATAATATGCCATACATGCCATTATAAAAAAAATTAATGTGCACCCAATGACGTGTATCAACATGGTATTTGGAACTTGTGAAACCATATTTCTGTAATATAATAAAGTGCTATCAAATTGATTTTTTGCTTGGTTTAATTCTTCCATCCTGTGTTGAAAAATATATTCTAAATCTTATATTTTGTATATATAATAATACAATAATTAATTACTTGTTATTAACAAAATCATGAATTAGCACAAGAAATAATTAATGAAAATATTATAATTAAATATTTATAATATTTTATATATAATTTGATTTATTATTTAGAATCAATATTCTTATATATATAGTTTATATTACCAAAACACAAAACACCACTGATGGCAGGAGGTTTGTTAAATTTAGTCGCGTATGGAAATCAAAATGTCATACTAAATTCGAATCCTAAAAAAACATTTTTCAAGACAACATATGCGAAATACACAAATTTTGGCTTACAAAAATTTAGAATTGACTTCAATGGTCAAAGAAATTTGAGAATGAATGAAGATTCTAAATTTACATTTTACATCCCACGATATGCAGAGCTATTAATGGATACGTACCTTGTTGTAACGCTTCCAAATATTTGGAGCCCTGTTTTACCCCCAGGAGCTTGCGACCAATCATGGACGCCGTATGAATTTAAATGGATTGATAATGTGGGAACTCAAATGATTAAAGACATTACAATATCAGTTGGAGGACAAACGCTTCAAAAAATTACGGGTGGTTATTTGCTGGCACTCGTTCAGCGCAATTTCAATGGAACAGAGCGCGACCTCTATAATCGAATGACCGGAAATATACCGGAATTAAATAACCCTGCATACTCGTCAGCTAACAATGGAAGGTACCCAAATGCATTTTACAATTACAAAAATAACCCGGCAGGAATTGAACCGTCTATACGATTTAGAAAACTTTATATTCCCATTAATGCTTGGTTTACAATGAGCAGCAAAATGGCATTCCCGTTGGTTGCATTGCAATACAACACGCTTCAAATTGACATCACACTTCGTCCTGTGAGAGAACTTTTTGTAATTCGCGACGTTTCCAATGTTAACACAGGAGATAACACGCTGCCGTCTTATTTTCCAGAATACACAACACCTAATTATATTCAACCTAATTTCAATGACAATTTGCAACAATTTTATCGATTTATTCAACCTCCTCCCAACGTCGAACTTAACTATAGTTCAACACGAAGCGACTGGAACGCAGACATTCATCTCATGTCAACATACTGTTTCCTCTCTGCCGATGAATCCAAACAATTTGCATCCATGCCCCAGCAGTATCTCATTAAGTCTGTTTACGAGTGGAATTATGAAAATGTAACTGGAAGCCGGCGCGTATGGTTGCAAAGCACGCTCGGAATGGTAAGCAGTTGGTTGTTTTTTTTCCAAAGAAGTGACGCTTATTTGCGCAATGAATGGAGCAATTATTCTAATTGGCCATATAATTATAAACCGGTCGGATTAATTCCTGCACCGCATGATTTAGCACCTGACCCAACATCTACGTGTCCATGGACTCCACCGCCTTGTGACAACGCATCCATTGTGGGATGCTATGGTCCCGGATGGAATCCCACGCTGAATGAACCCACTGGACTTTTCATAACACAGTCATTCAGTGTCGAAAATCAAAAAGAAATATTGTTGAATTGCGGCATCTTGTTAGACGGAAAATACAGAGAGAGTGTGCTAGATGCAGGAATTTATAACTATCTCGAAAAATATACAAGCAGTCGAGGTTCTGCTCCCGATGGGCTTTATTGTTACAATTTTTGCCTTAATACTGAGCCTACAGATTTTCAGCCATCGGGTGCGATTAATGCGAGCAAGTTTTCGACGATTGAGCTCGAATTTACCACATTTTATCCGCCGCTAGACCCTAGCGCAAATTTCTTGACAATTTGCGACCCAGAAACCAATGTTCCGATTGGTGTGAATAAACCGACATGGAGAATTTACGACTATAATTATAACCTGACAATTTTTGAAGAGAGATTCAATATGCTGACATTTGTGGGCGGAAACTGTGGACTCATGTATGCAAGGTAATCAATTCTTTAATAATTTTGGTATAAAAATGAATTGTCTTTTATTAATGAATATTAATACTTATTAAATATTCATTTGTATATGAATACATAATACAAAATTATATATTCATATTTTCCTATTTTCATTTTTAAATACTTTTAAACACAATAAGAAACAATTTTATTCATGGGAGCAAATAACTCAAAATTCAAAATAAATTATGAAGACATGCAAATGGTGTGCAAGCATTCTTACAATAACAACAATAATCACAATCACAACAATAACAATCACAACAATAATAACAATAAATATGCAATAATCAACACACTTGACCCCATGTGCCAGACATGTTTAATTCCAAACACTATTCCAATAGCCGAAGAAGAAGAAGTTATAAATGATGTTATCACAAATTCAAAAAAAACAAAAATAATAATATACGGATTAAATTCGAATGACGAAAAAGTGTATTCAAAATATGAACAACTTGTTAAATTAGGAGTAAAACATGTCTACATTTACAGTGGAGGAATGTTTGAATGGCTCCTCCTTCAAGACGTATACGGTCGCGAATTATTTCCAACAACTTCGAGAGAATTAGACATATTAAAATATAAACCTCGAAAACTTCTCGATATTTTATGCATCAAAATGTAAATAAGATGCATTTCCAAGTTTTATCAACGCTTTCTTGTCTCTTTGAAATTCTTTATACGTCGACAACGGCGGCGACGGCGGTGTCTGGTACCAGCCATAGTAACTGTCCGCATTTTCCTTCTCCTCTTTCGACATATTAAACTGGTTACCATCAATATAAGTTTTCAAACGATGCATCACTCCAACCGTTCTTGAAGCGCGCAAACTGTTAATGAAATGATAAATATCTTGACTATAGTCATACACACTTGAATCCACATCCGCATTCAAAATCAGCGTCGGAATTATAATTTTTGAAGGAGTTGAGTTCAACCATTCATCATGATATCTGTTGCACTCTTCCAAATACTCAAACCCAATATTACTTTCCCCAGGTCTATTTCTTTTCTGAATTCTGTTCATGCACACTTGTGTGCTTGCTTTGAAATATATGATGCACGACGGCTCAACCTCTTTTGCAAATTCATCAAACCATCTTGTGTAAATTTCGTACTCATCTTGTTCGATTTTTTTGGAATCATAAAGCATTTTGGCGAAAACGTGTGCGTCTGTTAAAAGGCAGCGCTCTGTAATAATTAGTCTAACATTCGGCGTTTTCAATGCTTGCCTTAATTTTTTCAGCCTGGTAATGTATGCCATCATTTGAAACCTGAATGCAAACCGTTTAACATCAATGTATAAATTTGTCAAAATGGGAACGCCGTTCTCATCCTTGATTTGTTCCCAGTCACCTGTTGGTTCATCCACGAAAATAATAGAATTATCTTCATTATTTCTTTTTAATGACATTATATATTTTCTCAATTTTGCATTGCCTGTTGTTTTTCCCGAACCAATATTTCCATCAATCGAAACTATTAAGCACGACGATGATGATGAGGACGTATTTGCGCATCTAGAAAACGAAGCGGAAGCACCCATTTTTGTAAACTAGTATTCTAGTATATATAGTATATATAATGTTTACAAAAATAATCAATTTTTATTTAAATATAGGTGATAAAATTATCTCAGGTGGTCATGTCTCTAATAAATAAAAATTGATTATAAAAAATATCTAAAAAGAAATTGTTATATCAGTTTAACCACCATACCTTCCCTTTCATTGAACCTGTAATAAAAATGAAAACACAACAATCAAAAAAATCAAATTCAACCCAAACTGCTCTCACAATGTTAGATATTGATAAAATGATGACTATCACATCATCATTATTAACATATAACGCACTCAATGAGGAATGCAATGACCACGACGACGACAATTATCATGATAATGGCAGCGATGGCAGCGATGGCAGCGATGATGGAGGAAGCGATGATGATGCATCCGATATGGAAATAGAAGAACCAACGCTATCAGATGATGACATGGGAATGCTACACGAAGAGGCATTAATTTTAATTGACGAATTTATTAAATCAAATCCTCTTTTATTCAGCAATCCTGATTTTGAAACTATTGTGTATGACCACTTGCAATCCATATTGCATTTTTCCATCAACTACAGAAGGTACGACGATGACGACTACGACGGCGAAAACGATGACTTCAGTGAAGACGAAAATGAAACAGTCATGTCTTGTCAAATTGACGAGTTGATAAATGTGGCAATGCACGACTATTTTAAATTTATTCGTCCACACCGTTCATACAAGTATTCATTTATAAGAAAGTCTCCCAACTTGGAAAAAATGAAAAAAAAAATAGAATTCTTAGAGTCGCTTTATCAGCCAGAGCAAAAAACAGATGAATGGTATTCCCACCGTCACGGACTGATTACCGCAAGTTCAGTGTGGAAAGCGTTTGGTTCACAGTCTGTTCAAAATCAGCTCATATATGAAAAATGCATGCCGTTTGACCCAACAAAATACAGCCGCGTAAATACAGAATCATCTTTACACTGGGGTCAAAAATATGAAGTGCTTTCAAAACAACTATATGAAGAAATAAACGGCACAAAAGTTCAAGAATTTGGATGCATTCGACACCCAAACTCAAACTATTATTTTATCGGAGCTTCACCGGATGGAATAAATGTGTGTCCGTTATCGAAATTATACGGTCGCATGGTTGAAATAAAGAATGTTGTATCTAGAGAGATTAATGGAATTCCAAAGGAAGACTATTGGATTCAAATGCAAGTTCAAATGGAGGTTTGCAATTTACCGGAATGCGATTTTGAAGAAACTAAATTTACTGAATATGAAGACGAAGATGCATTCAATGCAGACTCAGATGAAACAAATGATGCTTCAAAATGGAATTATAATTTGAATGGAAAAAGACGGGGGGTTATTGTGTATTTTGCAAAAGATGAGAAACCGTTTTACCAGTATGCTCCGTTAAACATTACAACCAAGGCGGAGTTTGATGCGTGGTTTGAAGAAATCATAACCACGCATGATAATCTCACGTGGATAAAAAACATTTACTGGCGACTCGAAGTTTACAGCTGCGTACTTGTTTTGAGAAACAAGGAATGGTTCAAAAATGCAGTTGTAAAAATAGAAGACTTATGGAAAACAATTGAAACTGAAAAACAAACCGGATTTGAGCACAGAGCTCCTAAAAGAAATGCGAATGCGAATGCAAAAAAGGAATATAATTCGGAAGGGGTGATGGGAACAACACAAACAATACAAACAATACAAACAACACAAAGAGTGTGTCACATCGATTTAAACATTTAGGGCAACAAGCTTCCCCGTCATCAGCACCGTTTGGGATTCCAATTCGCGTTAAGAAAATAATGGCGCACCATAATTTCATATTCATCTAAACCAATCATTATCCTCCATCAAGTCCTCAAATGATACATCTTTGACCACCTTGCCATCTTTATTAATGAGTTTAATTCCGTGAATTCCTGGCGCAAAAACGTGTGGGACTACAAATTTCCATCCGTCTTCTGTTTCGCCACTTCTCCTCATCACTTTGAAGGTTTTATCGTCGTACTTACTATAATCAAATCCGGCTTCACCCGGACCCCCCCCTCTCCATTTCGCAACCTTCATAGATTTCACAATTTTTCGTTTAAAAGAACGACGTTTTTGTTGTTTTGTGCGACGATGTTTTTGGTATTTTGTGCGACGACGAACGCGGTGTGTTTTTTTGTAAGATGTCATATGTGTAATTTTATAAAGTACTTATAAAATATACAAAGATAATAAATAATTATTACATTAATAATTAATTACTAAAAACTAAATAAAATAAAAAAAAATAAACTAAAATTAATATTCGGGGATGTGCCGCTTAAACAAGCAACCGTGCGACGTCCCCCTCGTTTAACAGTTGTTTCCGTAAATATCCGACGGGGCGTCAGCATCATACGCATAAACATTAACGCGCGTATCTTTTGATGAAAAAGGAATGCTTGGAGGAAACTCTGGAATATTTATTTTTTTATTTTCGTATAATGTTCCGCACATGTTTGCAGGGCTGCAGGTTCCGTTGTTCGGTGTTGCCCAGTATCGAACATTGTTTGTTCTTTGAAGATAACTACTTGGAAAAACGGGATAAAATGCCGACATGGACATACTGTCTAAATCGGATAATCCTTGTTCTTTTTGAAGAGGATAGTCTCCTTGCAACAATGGTTTCGTTACGCTGGTTGGAAATGTGCCGGGCTGAAGAAGGTGTGAGACAAAATTCTCTCGAACCGGTGTGAAAAAGAACGAACCGATAAGTGCGAGCAATAATGCTAAAATTAAAAATAAAATATTGTCTGTTTTACTTATCATACTTGCTGATATTATGTCGTTAGTATTATAATATAAATATATAATTAAATATATTATAATATTCATTTTTAAAAATGAATTAGTTTATTTAATTTTTAAAAATGATTCAGTTGCGTACAACATCCGCTCTTTGTTTGATGCACTTGTCGTCCACTTGAAACGATGGAATGTCTTTTGTTTGTGGCACAATGGATAAAATGCATTTTGCTTTATGTCCGTAAAGCGGCTCAGTGCATCCTTTTTCTTTCTTTTTTGCAAAATTAAATATTTTTGGAGGAGGGTCGTTTTTTGTGCATCTTGACCTAAAATGCTCATATCTCTCGCGCACATCGCAATAAGATAATCCTGATTTTTTATCCAATCGCTTATTCACAATTTCATGAAGACGATATATGTATTTAGAAAATGTTTCTCTTGATTTTAAATGGCACTCGCGTATCGGGTTTGCTTTTAAATTACTAGTTAAATTTATTCGACAATATTTGCACGGTAGCACGTACCTTAAGCTATACACAAAGTCCGAGTAATGTTTTTTGTCTTCCGCAGTGGGATTTACGGGATAATTGAAACTCATTGTGTGTAAAAAATGCCACATAGGAGGACCCCAAACTGATGTAAGCATTCCGTCTCCGCTATTATAATCATTTTTAGTAAACACATACGACGATGAAGACTTTTTTTTCGTTTTTTTATTTTGGTTCTTTATATGTTTTCCATTATTATTTTTTGTTTTATTTTTCATTTTTTCAGAGACATTCGTCATAACCATAACACACTGTTATATTGAGACAATATTAAAATTTTTCATTAAAAAAATAATATTCGTAAGTAAAATAAAATTATTGTCTAATTATAATATTATATATATATATTATAGAAACATATAGCAAACTAACAAATGTCAATTTCAGCAAAATCTGTAAAAACAACGTTGGAAACAATCTACTCTAAACGACACCTTGTAGTAATGCTTCTAATCGCGTGTTTATTTATTTGGATTGGCGTCTACGTCTACAAAACGTACGTAAGTTCATATTTAGGTTCGTCATTAGAAGGGTACGCATCTGGCATGGGAGATAACGCCCCTCCGCCATCCGATGAGGAGAAAACTGCTACACTTTACATGTTTGGAACAAGTTGGTGTCCGCACTGCAAAACAGCTAAACCCATTTGGGAAGAATTTGTAAACAATAACCAAAATATGAAACTTGGAAATTATAGCATACTTTACAAAAGTGTTGACTGTGATGCAGATGCCGACGGAAAACAGCTTGCAGATAAATTCAATGTCAAAGGGTATCCCACTTTCAAATTAGAACGAGGACCCGGAGATGTCGTCGACTTTGAAGCAAAACCAACGCACGACAACTTTACCAACCTTCTTCAAACATCTCTCACTTGAAGGAAGAGAACCTACGGTTCTCCTTTAACCTCTCCCTTAAATGTCACATTTGACATGTGACCGGTATATAACTCGTTAAGATGAGGCTGGCACTGGGGGAGGGAGAGGCGTAGGTAGAGGGGGTTAAAGGGGGGCTAAGTCCCCCTTCCTTCTATTGATTATAATTTTTTTCTTTATTGGTTCTGTGCCTTTGGGCATTAGTTCACCAATAACTGACACTTGTTTATCGTTCAACTCAAATCGCTGACCTATTACACGAACACAAATAAAATCTTTTTCATTCACCGAATTAAAGTACGAATTTGAAGAATGATGGTCGCGTGATACATAAATAATTACAGGCGACTTCTTTTCATCTAAACTTGTAAATGCTCGTATACCCGCCTGCGTGATATTTTTAGCATAACAGCAGATTCGCATGCCTTCAACCGGACAGCAAATGCTGCATTCGAAAACAACCTCAAATTCCACATATTTACTTAAAAGTGTTCCGCTAGAGAATTTTATAATATTAATAGAATCTGGCTTTACGTATCCTTCCACAATGCACTTACCTTCCATCTTTGCAGAAATTGTATTTTTTATTGTCGTTTCCACATTTGAACCAACTAGAATAAATGGAATGACAACCCGAGTTGACAATATGGTCTTTGAATATAATTCTGTTTCTTCCACTCCGACAGATGACGAAGAAGATTTTTTTTGTATAAGTGACGACGACGACGATGAAGATGACGATGACGACATTATATAGTATATATAATATACTCTATTATATATTCTTTATATTCTCTATATTTTTTCAATTTTTTTATTTATTGTTTATTCATAACTTTATTATAAACGAATAAACAATAAATAAAAATTAAACAGAATACACGGCTTCTATCAGATTAAGATTCCATCTTTTATTAGTTAACTTTATATCATTATAAAAATGGAGAATAATTTCTTGCAATATACAATATGTGATTTGAGTGAGATTTGCAGGTATTTCAATGGGTTGTTTAAAATCGTATTGTTGTAAAATATCTTGGAGCGTTCGTTTTTTTGTTGGAGATGTGCTGCACACACTTCCACGATTTTGATTTTCCTTTATTTTAAATACGACACCATCTTTTAAAGACTGCGCAAATCCCAAAAATTGTGCAAAACTCGTTTTATCGATTTTAAATTTACTCGTTAACCTATTCCGCTCGTCACTTGTTAATTCGCTTTGATTGAATGCGGTCCACTCGTCTACCTGATTTTTTTTGTAATATATTGAAACTGTAACATCCTTTGATAAAGACGCATCTTTTAAAGGAACAAATAAATATGCACCAGCAGAATCATGTTTATCACCTTGAAGTACTGTAACAAATTGACTAAAATATTTCAATATTCTTTTGGCGCATGTCGGCGCATACACATCTGCTGCATACTTTGCTTCCTCATATGCTATCTTTGTTTTTAAAACCGCTTCATCTTTTATTTTTTTTGAAATTTCTTCTATATGATTTAAATTAGTGACAAGTGAATTCATTTCACTAAATGTTAAACGGTCCATTATATGAATAAAAATGTACCAATGTACATCGTCCAAATCGATTACTCTTTCAATGACATTTATCATTTCATTACAATAAATATACCAAATCCTATCTCTCGAAATCATGGGTATTGCACCTGATATTAATGTTAATGCAGGGTCTTGTGCATCTGCAATGTCATTTTTTATTTTTTTACTCAATGATGTGTTTATAGCCAAATTATATGTGTACGATATACTTGATACAATATTTTTTACATTATCATCATACTTTTGACTCGTCTTTTCAGCTTTTTCATCTCTTCTCTCGCTTAACCTACTTGCCTTTTCTGATTGTGATACTTTCACATTTATTTTATCACGTTTGAAAGGAATTGGTGTGCTTCTTTCAAATACACTCGCCGTTTTGTCATTCAACTCAACCGGCTGAAAAAGATAATAATCACCAATATTTATTAAATTCCCATATTTTCCATAGTAATCGGAAATATACTCATTTTTATCATTTATCATTTGTGTGAGTGCAAAATTAATCTGAAGCTCCGAATATATTTTTATGCGGTTTATATAATGAGTCAAATCCACTTTTGTGTAAAAGTGCCTTTCTTTGAATGCGGATTTTATTATTCTGATGATATTTTCAACATTCATTAAAATAAATGTTTCATTAAATGTTCCCATTGTAACATCTTGTTCCTTTATTTTAGCACCCGGAGTGCACGTGTATTGACAACTTTTCATATAATCGCACGTGGATGTATACGGTTTATCGCCTATTCTATAAACAATATTACCACCTGTAGATAATGATAACTCTATTTCTGTATTAATATTTTCTTCTGTAAAATTACTCTGATTTATATTCAAAATGCAATCAACAGAAGATTCTTTCAGTACTCTGCTAACCATGCCCATTTTTACCGCTTTTGTTTCAGAAAATCGATACATTGCTAAATCTGCCGACTCTTTCCCACTTTCCAAAATGCTTGCATGCAAAAAAATCTGAACATTTCTTTGGTTAAACGGCAATTTTTTATGGCTGCATGTTCTTACTCCGCGACCTATAATTTGTTCGATTGCGCTCATGTTGTACCACGGGTCCATTACGTGTATTTGGCGAATGTTTTTCAAATCAACTCCCTCTGAGCCTGATTTTGAAATAATAACAACTTTACATTTTGACCCATCGAAATTTTTATCAGAACGAAGTGCATTAATTTCAACGTCATTATTTGGAGAAATCGATTGCTTACCCGTTATTAATGCATACTTCAACCCATTCGACTTTGTAGAAGAGGCACTTGAAAACAATGACTTCGATGATGTGTTTTCATTTTTATACCTTGTAAATCCCAACTCCTCTAATGCAAGCGCCATTGGAATTACCCCGCTCTCGATAAAATAAGTATATATAAGAACAATCCCTTCACAAAATGTACTTTTAGATGGCGTTTTTTTATTATAAATTGGAACAATATTATCGCATATGGATTTGATTTTCGAGCTATACTCTCCAACATTCTCTGGTGAAAATATCCGAATCTTCGGATTTTTGTACGCATATTGACCCTTTTCTTTTCTCATAACATTTAACAAACCTCTCTCCCCGTAAGTGTATTCCAAATCTTCTTGGTCATCATTCTTGTATGGATACGTCATATTCAATATTTGGCGAAATGAAATCAAATCATTAATCGTGTATCCTGAAAGCGCGCTATTATCACCGATATCGCCAATGTCTTCCACATCGTCACCCTCTCCTCTTCCAAGTTCCCCGACATTCCTCCTCCTTACTTCCGGGTCCTCCTCCATTTTTCCCACTTTTCTCTCGTACACGTCATTTTGATGTTTTCCAACATTGGTAACATAAACGTCTACGTGTTCTAATCCAGGAACCGTTGTTTTACCGTCAAATGTAACTTTGGGATATGAAATACTTCCTCTTGTTCTATTTTCTCCATGATACACTTCTTGCTGCTTAAGTGCATTTTTTTTAGAAAATTGTGAAGGAAAAATGCGATATGGAAATGTATACGGATTTTCACCTCTTACATATGATATATATCCAATAGATGCCTCTTTTAATAACTCTCTCCCTACTTGTTTCCCTTGAACAATTAAAAGATTATTATCAGAGTCAAACAAGTCACTCGAATAAATCCGAGGTCGTCTGTCGTTGATTCGCATCAAGTTTAAAAGCCAGACGATTTCTTTCGGTTCATTAAACATTGGTGTCGCTGATAAAAACAATAACCGCAAATTTTCTGCATATTTTACAAGATTTATTAAATAAGCTGCATCTTTATTATTAGATTTCAAATTATGAACTTCATCAATAATTATCAACCTATTATTGAAATATTTTCGAAGCCGTTTGATTCCTTCACGACTTGTTTCCATTTTTAATTCACCTTCTTCTTCTTCTTCTTCTTCTTCTTCTTCGCCTTCTTCTTCTTCTTCTTCTTCTTCGCCTTCTTCTTCTTCTTGTTCTTGTTGTTCTTCTTCTTCTTCGCCTTCTTCTTCTTCTTCGCCTTCTTCTTCTTCTTCGCCTTCTTCTTCTTCGCCTTCACCTTCTTCTTCTTCACCTTCTTCTTCTTCTTCAACCCCTTTTTTAACAATTTTAGATTTTTGTATAATTCCTTCTCCACTAATTAACATTTTTATAATGGATGAAAACTTTTGATATCCAAAAAATAAATACGATTTTTTTATTATTTTATCAATCTGTTTTTTTATTTTTAATTTAATCTTTTCTTCCTGTTGCGCATTACCAATTTCATCACCATCAACATCAAACAAATGTAAGTTTATTTCTTTCAAATACTTATTTCCAGTGCATCCACTTATCGTCCACTTTCCTGCTTCATTTCGATGCAATTTACTGACATCAAATAATTCTTTTTTGAAATTATTTTTTACGTTTATACTTGAAACAACAAGTATTTCTTGTTTTATTCCCATTTGACTCAAATATTCTCTCATATTTTCAGATATTCCAATGGCAGAACACGTTTTTCCAGAACCTAAACCGTGGTACAATAGTAAACTATTATACGGCGTTTGAAATGACATGAAATTTTTAACAAAATATTGATGCTGTTGCAATTCATATGTTGCATTGCACATTTTATCAGCATGTTCTATAAGTTCTTTATTTCTGTATATTTTTTCAGTATTCATCGTATCATAGAATTCTTTTTTTTCTGATATTTTTACATTAAAATTTTCATCATTTAAATCAGGATAAAGAAAATCATTATTTATTTTTAATTTATCACCTGTACTCTTCTCACTTGGAATTATCTTTATTTTTTTTTTTACTGGCGGCAATACTTCTTCTTCTATCTCGTGAGTTATTATTTTTTCTTCTTCTTCTTCTTCTTCAAGAGTTTCTTTCGCCTTTTTCGGCTTTATTTTAATTTTCATCATTTTCTTTTTTTTCGAAGCACACCGATTTTTTTCGGTTTTGTAACACTGCTCGTCATTTGCAGTGGCGCTTGCATCCGGATTATAAATGCACCTTTCGGTTGCTTCATTGTATTTGCAAAATGCTTCAGAAGGAACAGAAATCGCCATGACACTTTGTTGCGGTTCCTCCTCCTGTTGAAGTTCTTCAACATTTTTCGGCTTTATTTTGATTTTCATCATTTTCTTTTTTTTTGAAGCACAGCGATTTTTTTCGGTTTTGTAACACTGCTCGTCATTTGCAGTGGCGCTTGCATCCGGATTATAAATGCACCTTTCGGTTGCTTCATTGTATTTGCAAAATGCTTCAGAAGGAGCAGAAATCGCCATGACACTTTGTTGCGGTTCCTCCTCTTGAACTTCTTCAACATTTTTCGGCTTTATTTTGATTTTCATCATTTTCTTTTTTTTCGAAGCACACCGATTTTTTTCGGTTTTGTAACACTGCTCGTCATTTGCAGTGGCGCTTGCATCCGGATTATAAATGCACCTTTCGGTTGCTTCATTGTATTTGCAAAATGCTCCCTCTTTCCCCGCTTCTTTTCCTGTCACTTCTTCTTCTTGCATTTGTATTTCATCTTGTTTTTTGGATGACTCACTTTCACTTTCCATATATTAGTTTATTAATAATAAAAAATATAATATAATATAAACAAATAATATATTATAGATTTATATTATAGATTTATACCATTATAAATTATATTTGATTATTTGTAATAATTATTGTATTCATGAATCAAATAATTATTACAAATACATCTTTCATACCATATCGCATAATACAAACTTATTTAAAGTATTATTAATACTTGTAACTATATTTTTTTTTTCAACATTATATGGTCGAATAATATCCATACATTCTTTATACGATAACCATTTCATATTTTTTACTTCCGATTTTTGATATTCATTTTTTTGCATTGTGTCTCTGCTCATGTATGATAAATAATATTTATTTTTATATGATTTTATGTTTGACCCGATAAATATTTCTTCAAATGGAATCACATTATGTATCTGTTTCAAGCTAAATTTATCATATCCCGTTTCTTCTTCAAACTCTCTAAATCCACAATCTAAATCTTTTTCTTGATGGTTCCTGCGCCCTTTTGGAAAACCCCATTCTGCAGTTTCCCATTTGGTTGTAGACGAAGAAATGAGAGTTTCTAAATTATATTTTACACCCGATGACATCTCAACTCCATTTTTCAGTTGTAAAAATTTATTTTTTGAAACCTGTTCTTCTCCTCTGTATTGTATTCCAGAATATTCGCCCCATAATGATGACCACAGTTCGTTAAACGGTTTCGTCAATATGCTATTTTTTTCATATACTGTCATTTCATCAATAATATTTTTAATGTATTGACAATTGTATACTGAATATTTTCCACGAATAAATTCAACAAAACCAAAACTATCAGTCCTTTGAATCATCAAGTATTCATATTTATTTTCAGGTTCACATCCACATTCACATTCACCTTCTTTATTTTCCTCTTCAAAATTTTCATATTCGCTAGATTTTCGAAATGCAATGACACCTATGCTTGTAATGGGAACGCTGCAATTTGAATACAAGTGTCCAATTTTTCCACAATTATTACAGTAGTTGCCTGAACTGTTACTGTTATTGCCGTTGCCGTTGCTATCATTAACAAATTTTTGCATGATTGTCTAATTTATTTATTTTAACTCTTATTGGTTATTAGTTATATGTAAAAGATGAAATCTTTTTATATTGTTTGAATACAAACACACAAGATAAAAAAAACGCATAATAAGTTAGAAAAATATGACAAACAAAACAACCACAACAAGCAGTTTAGATGCTAACGTATGGGGTCCGCACTACTGGTTTGTGTTACTTACAATGGCAACGTCCTATCCTAAAAATCCTAATGATGTTACAAAAAAAAAATACTATGAATTTATTCAAAATTTACCATTGTTTATGCCATCCAGCGCAATTGGCAATAATTTTAGTAAATTATTAGACGCATTTCCGGTTACTCCTTATCTCGACAGCAGAGACTCATTTATCAAGTGGGTTCACTTTATGCACAATCGAATCAACGTTTCGTTAAATAAAGAAGAAATATCGCTCCACGATGCTTTAGAAATTTATTACAATAATTATAAACCCAAACATGTTATCGCGAGAGAAAGATACAAACATTGGCAAAAAGTTGTATTTGTCATTATTGTAATGTTATTTTTGGGATTTATTAAATACAATATGAGTAAGTCAAATTAATGGGGGGGTCCAGGAATGGATTTTATATGAGAGCTTAGGTATTTCTGTATCCAAGAAGATAATTTGTCCCGATAAGTTGGTTGGTCAACCATTTGAGCCTCCAACTGTCCATGTTTCAAAAGGTAGTTCTTGGTATATTCATCAATTTGGTTATTCATGTTTTTGTCTTTTTGGTGGTGTGTATATAATATTTATATTTATAATATTCTATAATTTCAATTTTTTATATTAATTTAATATTTTGTATAATATAGGCAAACCAAATATTAAATTCACCATAACAATAAATCAAAATCAAAATTAAATGTCAATAACAAAAAAAAGAAAAATGTACATGACCGGAGGAATTCCAATATATCCAGGAGGATTTAGTTGCGTATTTAAACCACAATTGAAATGTAAATCAAAAAATAAAAATAAAACGAGAAGAAATAAGTATTCAGGTTATTCTGATAAGTCGGGTATATCAAAATTATTATTTAAACAACACGCAAAATTGGAGATGGATAACATTCATTTGTTTTATAATGCTCTTAAAAGTATTCCAAAATCACACAAGTATTTTCTTTTTACAAAATCGAAAATTTGTTCGCCTGCAAAGATATCGAAGCGCGACCTGAAAGGCTTCGACGACATGTGCTCTAGTTTCACAAGTCATGAAATAAATGAATCAAATATAAATTCGAATATTGACAATTTGCGATTAATAAACATGCCGAATGCCGGTCTTTCAGTAAACGAGTGGCTGTTAAATACGCGGCTGACAAGTGCGCGAATCGTTCTTTTCAATAAGATTATGTCAGAACTCATTGTAAATGCGATTGTCCCAATGAATAAAAAGGGCGTTATTCACAACGATATCAAAGAAGACAATATTCTCATTAGCGGCTCAAAAATAAACCCAAGACCCACCATCATTGATTGGGGAATATCCGGCATATCTACATCGCATGACCCCATTCCAGAAATAATTATGAATAGGTATATTTCCATATCAAATCCGTTTAGCAGCATCATTTTTACATCCGATTTTATCATGAGTTATAGCGAGTTTTTACAAACGCATCATAATCCACTGTCTCCTGAGGAACTATCCTCATTTGCACTTTCGCAATATTTAAAATTCAAAGAAATTGGACACTACTCATACGTTGAACGATTTTTTATTTCTGCGTACACGTTTCAATCAAGAAATGTCATGAATGAAGCCGATTCCCGCCAAATTATTGAAGACACATACCACAAATACGCAGCCGCATATATTACAGATGTACTATTACATTTTACCGAATTTGACACCAATTCAGGAATCGGCAAATTTCAATACGCAAAATATTTTACTCAAGTGTATATATTCAATTGCGACATATGGGGAAGCATGTGTTGCTACAATGTATTTTTTTCAATTGTAAAAGAACCCACGAGAATTCAGCACATCAACCCAGTAAAGTATTTCAATTTTCTCATGAGACTTTTATCCATATTTACAACCGAAATTATGGTAAATGGTGACAAAAAAATAAATGTTAATAAATTAGTTAAATCTCTTACTAATTCTTTTCATTAGCTAGAATGAGCGAATGAGTTTACACAAATTGAGCATAATACGATGAAGTGATAATAGAACTTTTGTGATGAGGCATTCCGTCATCATCATCATTGAGAGATGACACACAGGGAACGCAAGATGAAGATGAAGATGAAGATGAATTTCTAGCAGTAACAATGTCAACCGCATTATTTATAATGTCATTTACAACTGTGTTCACGGTTGCAGTCAAAACCGCATTGTTGATAATCTCATTGACAATTTCATCCACAATCTTATTATTTTCATTATTTTCAAATGTTTTTGGAACCGGAACTGGAACTACTGATTGAACCACTACCGCCGCCTTTCGCGTTTTTATGATAACATAATCATTCTCATCAAATTCAAACTTTTTTTTATTTTCATGTTCATTTATTTCATCGATGATTGTTTTTTGAAGTTGTACTTTTTCCTCTAAATATTCTTTTACTCCAGATGAGTAACTTGCTGAATAACTCAACATATTATTTACAACATTTACCACATGATAAACACCCGCGATTAAATAATATTGAGTATAATATAAATATTTATTTTCTTCTTTTTTTGATTTCTCGTCCTCTTTTTTCATTTCCTGTCTATATATTATTTTTATAATAAAACCCTTTATTTTATTATAATTTTAACTTTATATAATAATAAATAATAATTAATACCAAATACATGAATTTTAAATAATAAGTATTCAAAAAAATATAAATTGAAAAAAAAATATATATATTTATTTCTTGTAGTTTACAAGATTCAACACAATATGGAGACTGTCGCCATCAAGGCGACCACAGCAGGAGCAGGAGCACAGCAAGGAGAAATAATGACAAAAAAACAGCTTGGACTGTTTCAACGAGAAATGAACGAAGCACTCAGCAACAAACGCACCGATGAAATGCGCCAAATGGTGTACGGCAACTCCGCTTTGATTGCGACCACGCGTGAAAAGGGCATCATTACCATGACGTTGCGTTTTGCAATTCAAGAGCGCGACGACGCTTTAATTGCATCATTACTCGGTCGCCTATCGATGAAGCGTGACTTTTTCGAATTGATGGTTTACAAAGGTGACCCAGTGTACAGCGAGCAATTATTTGAAACGCACATTGATGTTGCCGTGTTGGAACCCAAAGATATTCGATTCATGATTGAAAACGGTCTGACATTCTTGCTTCGTTACTTGGACGGCAAATTTCTGCATGATTCAGGCGGCACCAAATCCGAATTTGACAAGTCTTTGACTCTGCGTCGCTACTCGCTTCAAAATTGCAGTCACTACATTGAAAAAATCATGAAAGTCGTTGAGAGAAACGTGATGAAAGCCATTTCTGAAGATGAAAACAAAAAAAAGAAAAGTCATCTTCCTCTTGACGTTGTTAAAAAACTGCAAAAAACATTCGCCGCTTACGATGTCATAGTTGACGGCGGAAGCGTTTTACACTCACGAAATGGTCAGCCCAATCCAAACGATTTGCGCAAAATGATTGACTTGTTGAAAGCGCGCGGTCACTCGCCGCTTGTTGTCATTCACACGTCTCACACCAACGTCAAACTAAACCCGACATATGCCCCGGAAGTGAACAAAATTCTTCAACAACAAGCTGGTATCACTTTTGTTACAACTCCGTCGGGTTTGAAGTTAAACGATGACCTCTTCATTCTGCTGGCATACTTGATTCGTACAGACCATGCACTTGCGTGCAGCATTGTTACGCGCGACACATACACCGACCACATGGACACATTCAAAAACCCACAAAAAAATGTGTCGGATGATTTCGGAAAGCATCTTGCAAATGATTTGATTTCATTCACAAATGATGCATTCGGTAATATGCACGTACCACCCACCCAACCAAAACCATTTTCAAATTGCATTCAAATCGTCGAGCCGCATGCATACATTCCGCTCTTGCCCACAACACCAAGTATGTCACCCCCCGAGTTCAGTCAAATACTTTTATAGATTTGATAAAAGACCTTTGTAAAATGTCTACAGACTCATTCGTTTTTTTTATACAATGTTGGACATCGTTGGACATCACTGTCGTCACCGTCACCACCAAGCAGAAGGATTGGCAGCAGCAGCAGCAGCAGCAAATAAATCATTCATTTTTTTTGGATGATATATAAATGTAATAATATTATATTATTACAATATTATTACAATATTATTACAATATTATTACAATTATATATTATATATATTATATATACGAAATGATTCAAGTTCCTGTATGCAATGGAGAATTAGTAGATAAACTGACTATTTTAGAAATAAAAAAAAGTAAAATGACTGGAGAAAAATTAGCAAATGTAACCAAAGAATATGACCACTTATATCCACAGTTGGAAAAAATTGGATTATCTAAAGAACATGAACTTTTCAAAAAGTTGTATGAAATTAATCTAGAATTTTGGGAATACCATGACTGGCAGAGAGAAAGATGGAGACTATTAAAAGATGATAATTTTATAGACATAGAATTATTTAAAAGAAACAGGGAAGAACATATATTAAACGATAATCGAGCTAAAATAAAAAAAGAAATAAACAATGTTACTCATTCTGAAATTATTGAAGAAAAACAGTTTATCAGTTATAACATTTAATATAATAAATAATTATTCAAATTTTAAACGACAAATCAACAAGGGAGAATTGCATCTTGCCCTATTTTCTGCTAGTCGCTCGCTTCTGCGAGGAGGAACATACGGACTCAATTTAATGTCATCATACTGGCGACTCCCGCTGCATTCACTCTTACTAGATTCGCTCTCACTGTATTCACTATAATCGCTTTCGCTTTCGCTGCTGTCGTCATCGCTGAATTCACTCTCACTATCGCCCTCGTCCATGACGATGCGGTCTATTTGTCTTGAATAGTAATGAACAAACTTATTGATTGTCACGATAAACAAGTTTGCCAACGCCAGAATGCTGAAAACAATGCACCCAGCTCCAAGTATAACATCATAAATCACTTCAACTCTGTTTGTCGCCATCGAAATGTTTCCACTTTTGCCGTTGTACATTGTTTTTCTCACAGTTATCTGCAGGTTGTAGTTTTATGTTTTGATAATTCAATTTATAAATAAAATAAATCTTGTATTTATAAATAAATTAAAAAAATTCACTTATTTAGATTATTTATAAATAATATATTTTAATATTTTAGTATTTTATAATATTAAATAAAAATGGCAAAAAAATCTTACAACCGGCGTAGTTATCGTCGTCGTAAAACAAATAAAAAAAATAAACCAACTAAACTAAAAAGTAAAAAAAAAAGTTATAAAAAAGGTGGAATGTTTAATTTACATCAACTTGCTGCTTCTGCTTCTACTGCTCCTCCTGTTGCTTATGATGATAAAACGGTTGATTGTGATGATATTCGTGGAATGAATTTGTTATTTGAAATGGTCGCTACCAGAGATGTGAGAACTGCAAACGTTACTGTAAGAGCTTTTCTTCCTCCTGCCGATGTAGCAGCTTTTGATGCGTCATTAAAACGTGGTGACATATTAGAATTAAATAATGATAAAGGTGTTGTTGGCGTCAGATGGTTTGGTGTGGTTATGGGTCGCGCTCCTGCAAGTCGAGAAGGTGGTGGTGTATTCGTGAGATGGTTTAAAGAAATCAAAATGTTTGATGAAGATGAAACATTTTCACTTGAACTTGATGAACTTCAACCGAACTGTGATTTTTATCCTTTTAATGAAATAATAGGAACTGTTAAATTTATTTAAAATTTATCATCATTTCTTCAATATACTTTTTATCATATGCCGCAATATTCGTTGTTCTGTCCCAAGTGCTGTATGTCGTAATTACGCGCGAGTCTTCCACTATTAATCCAATGCAGTATTCAATGCAGTGCTCGTCAAATTTGAAAATGGGAGTATACTTTATGAGTTTCATGTCTTCATTATTTTCAAAAACAAGCATCATGTGATAATAATGACGAGGTTGTTCATGCGAAACAATGTGAACAACAAACCATATCTGGTCTCGGTAGTTGAAACCGCAGGTAGACCCTCGAATGTGATGAAAAACTCCGGGATATTCTGTCTTTTTTTTAAGAGAAACGTTTCTCAGTATAGTTGGATTTTCTTCATCAATTTTACATATTTGAAGTGGACTCCAACCATATACAACACGTTTTTCCCCTGATATATTTGCAAACACCCAGTTTTTTTCACATGGTGAATTTAAATTGAACTCGGGTTTGATTTCAAAAGGTCTTAATGTATTGCCATTGCTATTATATTTTCCATGAACAACTCCAATGACACCGTCGTTTTCATGAAATCCAACGCCGATGAATGACAAATATGACGATGTAGGGGAGTCATAAAACAATCTTAGGTCCTCCACGCCAATAACATTTGCAGGAAACGCGCCGCATCTGTAAACATATTCCATGTCAATCAATTTTTCTTTTTCTTTTATAATGTGAAAATCATCAGTCAATTCTACATATTTATTCAGAGATACTATGTATTGTCCTGTTTCATACCCTTTACTAGTTATCTTATAATTTACCATGCGCATATTCATAATGTATGCGCCAGTGTCACCATTACAATTGCGTTTAGGAAGAATGCTGCTTGAAGACGAATAAAAACGAACACTTTTTCCATCTATTTCATGGTCTAGCGTAAAGCTGATATCGCATTTAACCGATGGAACTAATTTCAAATCATAAAATTTTATATTTTTTAATAAATTTGAAATAAATTGACTATCACAGCAATTATTCATGACATTCATAATACACTGTCTTATATTTGTTATACTTTTATTTTCAATGTAATATGCAATAATGGTGTATTCATAATCACACTTGTGTGTATAAACATCATTTTCTAAAAATAAATATTCATCTTTTTTTGAACCACATTCATTTATAATATTTTTCGCAATTGTATAAAACAAATATGACAAATTATGTTTACTTGTTTCCCTATAATATTTTACAATTTCATACAAATTTTCAGCCCGATTTGGTAAAATATTGTACGCCATTAGCCACGCATCAAGTGCTTCAGGCATTTTTCCAATATTTTTATAACATGTTCCAATTTTATAATAAGACTGCCAAATTTCTTGGTTCCACCCACCTAATGCAATTCGTCTTTTATACATTTCAATTGCTTCATCATGTTTACCCATGTCTTTTAAAGTGTTCGCCAAATAAAAATGGTACCTGTCATTCTTAGGATTTTCGGTTATTCCTCTTGTAAGCAATTCTACATCACGAACATATTTATTACCTTTCGACCCGCCGTCGCCAACATCATTAATAAATACCACATTCTTTTCAAATGTATTTCCAACGGTGTTTTGTGGAAAATCCATGTACTCGTGCGTTACACCCACATAAGAATAACGTCCATCGTTTCTTACAATTCTTACATTTTTATAATAAAAATCATTTGACCCCTGTAAAATATAATATGCATCAAGTGTCAACATTTTTTTTGAAAACACGTTTTCATTCGGATGAAACACCATATCTGCGTCCAATAAAAGCACATAGTCAGACATCCCTTTGCACGCTTGTAATGAAAAATTCCGATTGTGAGAGAAATCTTTGAACGGTTCAACAACAATTTTTCCTGGAATATTTTTATCTTTAAAATACTCTGCAATTTTTTTAACCGTATCATCTGTTGAACCAGTGTCACATATGCAGTAACAGTCTATCCACTTTACTACAGAATCAAATAATCTGTATATGATATTACTTTCATTTTTTACAATCATATTTAAACATATTGTTGGGTCTTTATTCATTGGCTCAGAATGCAATATTATGTTATATTATTTATCATCATGTATAAATATTTAAATTCATTTCATTTATCATTTATAAGTTAAAAACTATAATTAATTATATTCATAGTTTTTAATTAATGTGTTGTAACTATTGTAACTACTACATGTCATACTTCTTTTCATATAAAAAATTAATTGAATACGATAATAAAGAAGCAGATAAAGACAATGTCATTATTAATACACAAACACCCGACCAGTCGCAACAATCGCAACCATCGCAACATATGACAGACGCGCAATCACTTACAACGTCAACATTGACTACAAATTCAGATGAATTTAAATTACTTTTTTTAACACAAGAAAAAATATGTTATGAATTGCGCTCAGAAAATACCATTTTAAAAAACCAATTAAAAATGAATATTTCAACGAATAAAAAACAACTACAAGAAATAAAAAGACTGAAACTAAAAATGTGCAAGCTAGAATCAGCAAATACAACATTTGAAAAGGTTTTAGGTCATTGCATGAACAATAACAACAACAACAACAATGGCAACAACAATGGCAACCACTTTGCCCTTCCACCACCACCACCCCCCTTTCCACCTCCTCCTCCCCCCCCACTTCCTTTAAATACTGTTATTAAACAAAAAATACTTCCACCTATGCCTATGAATACCGTATTAGAAGAATTCAAATCAAAATTCAAACCTAAAGACTGAATTGAAAAAAACTTGGAATACTTGAAATAATTAAGCCGATGGAAGATTACGTTGAGATAACGCCGATGTAATCATTGAACTAATTACATCATATAGTCCAATTTCTCCCGAGACATCGAAAGTAATTTTATTCAAAATATCACTTAAATTAACAGCAATAATTGAACCAGAATATACTTTAAAAGGGGCGTTATTAATTACAATCATTTTCAAAACAGCACCAGATTCATCGAGCAATTGATTCAATTCATTCAAGGTGTACAATCCTCCGTTTATTTTGACAGCCTCCCCTTTATTTAGTGGAATGTAAAAAGACGTATTATTTACAATCGATATACTCGATGGCGCGATTGTAACAGTTTTAACATTGCTTACGTCATAAACAGGTGCTGCTACAATAAATTCAGTATTCACATTTGAAAGTTCGGGAATAGATACACTCAATGACGCATTCAGCTCGGAAACACTGAGGGGCGCTGAAAATTGGAGCTCGGAAATATTTGCGCCAGCATTATTCGCATTATAAAGCAGTTGCAGTTTTTGTTTTGTTGAAAAAGTTGGCAAATTTGTCGCACCCACAATGCTGGTATTTGTAAAATCTGTATTTTCGATTGTTGCACCACTAAAATCTGCTCCGTTCAAGTTACTGTTGCTTAAAATAACATTTACCAATGTCGCATCCGCCAGTGAGGCACCAGACAAATTTTTACCTGATAAATCGGCACCTTGCGGTATTATTGCATTTGTAAACGTTCCAGCAGTTACAGTTAGAGTTGCGGTTACATCGGGCGGCGCATTGTAGTTGGTTGATGCCACTTGTGAAACTGTAATTGTGGCAGTTCCGGCACTCACGACTGTAACAACTCCTGATACAGAATTTATTTTTGCAACGCTCTCGTTGCTACTACTAAAAGTAAGAACTCCGTCACTTGCGGTTGAACGAGCAAATGTAAAAGTCGGGTCAATGCTGCTTTTGGTAATATTTGAAACCACAATTGTCGGAGTCGCTTTCGCAACAGTTAGTGTCGCAGTAATGGCCGTCGGTGCATTAAAATTAGTCGTCGCATCTTGATTTGCGGTAATTGTGGTAGAACCAGCGCCGACAATGGTAATCGTTCCAGAATCGGTAATTGTGGCAACACCAGGTGTGTCGCTTGTATAATGGAATGTGCCAACAGTATTTTGACTTGTTGGCGCTGTAACTGCAAAGGGCAAGTCTCCAAAAATTTTGGATGCGATTGAAAAAGCACTCAAGTTTGGCGTACCTTTTATAACAGTCAATATTGCAGTTGCATTAGATGGTGCATTGTAATTGGTTGTTTCCACTTGTGACACGGTGATTGTTGTAGTTCCAACGCCGACAATTGTCACAAGCCCGGATGAATCTACTGTTGCAACGTCGATAACACTACTGCTAAAAGACAATGTTCCATCACTTTCGCTTGAATGTTCAAATGTAAATGAGGCATCATTTGTGTTTTTGGTAACATCTGAAACCACTATTGTTGGCGTCCCTTTAATAACAGTCAGTGTTGCAGTAATAGGCGCTGGCTCGTTATAATTTCTTGTTGAATCTTGTGTTGCAGTAAGCGTCACAGAACCTGCACCGTTAATTGTAACAGTTCCTGAGGCATTAATCGATGCAACGGTTGAATTGTTGCTTGAGTAATTAAATGCGCCATCGCTTGCACTTGTAATCGACGCAACTACAAATGTTGTATCTATTCCATACGTGTACGTTTTTGGCGGAATTGTAAACCCGCTCAAAGTTGGTGGAGTCGCTTTCGCAACAGTCAAAGTTACACTAACAGGTAGAGGTGAATTATAGTTAGTTGTAAAATCTTGACTTGCAGAAAATACAACCGTTCCTGCATTATTTATCGTTATTAATCCCGATTCATTTATCGATGCAACAGTCGTGTCTCCGCTTAAATAAGAATAACGCATTGTTCCGCCGCTAACACTAGAACCTCCCGGCGCCGTAACCTGAAATGCCACATCTCCAAACGTTTTTGAAACTGTCGCACTGCTCAATGTCGGCGTTGCTTTTGAAACAGTCAATGTAACACTGGAAGGTACGGGCGCGTTATAACTAGATGTTTCATCTTGTCTTGCAGAAAATACAACTGTGCCTACTTTGTTGACCGTTATTAATCCCGAATCACTTATCGACGCAACCGTCGTGTCTCCGCTCAAAAAAGCATAATGCATTGTTCCGCCGCTCACGCTAGAACCTGCGGGTGCTGTAACCGGAAATGCCACATCTCCATACATTTTTGTAATTGTAACATTGCTCAAAGGGGGCGGAATGCCTTTTGTAACGGTCAGTGTTGCCGATGTAATCGTGTCGGCAGAGTAAAAATTAACTTGACCAAAACTTTCTGAATCTTGATTTGCAGTAAATGTGACGGTTCCAAGTCCAATAAGCGTTACCAACCCGGTCGATGAATCAATTGTGGCAACAGATGTATTTGATGATGCATAATAAACAGGCTTGATTGAATTTGAACCAGAACCCATATAACCAGTGTATCCAATCGGACCACTGCTTGTTGCTGTATAAGTAAATGTAGACCCTGTTTCACGAGGTGTTGTCAATGCAGAATTCCATGCAAGAGTCGGTTTTATTTTTACAAGGACACTAAATTGTGAAAACGCATTAGTTCCAATCGAGTTTACACCTGGTGGAAGAATAATAGCCGCAAATGCAAAGTTACTCGACGTCGGAAATTCTGTACTCGAGGCTACAGATGCATAATAAAATGCGTGACTACCAATCGTGGTCAAAGTTGGTGGAAAGAATTTTTTTGGACCAAATGGTGATGTAATAATACCCATGTTGATAAACTTGAACGCATTTGCTCCAATTGAAACCAGTTTAGAATTCAAGCTGAATGAAAAATTAGTAAAAGTTACTCCCCCCCAATCTATATTGTCTGCAATTGCAGTAATTGTATATGCATTATTTACTTTTTCAGGGAAAACTAAACTTGCTCCTCCACGATATTTTGTAACAGTTGCATTATTATTTGCATCTAGTATATAGTCAAATAAACTATCAGCAAACGTAACGCCTGTTAATGTAGCCCCAGTTAAATTAACACTTGTTATATCCGTGGGTAGTATTGAATTTGTCAAATTCGAATCAATAAAACTGGTATTTGTTAGAGTTGTATTCGAAAAATTTGAACCTGTGAAATTTATTTTTGATAAATTATAATTTGATAAATTAGCATTTGAATAATTTATAGAGGGACCCAGCATGATACCGCTTACATTGTCAAAGGCACCAGTAAAATGAACTATTGTATCAACTCCATTATATTTCATAACACAATAAACATTTTTTTCTTTGGTTTCATATACTTGAATTAGAGAGGTATAACCTGTTGGGAAATCATGAATGGTAATCGATGCTGATGTAGTATCAATCCTTGAAAATTGAGTGGAAGTATTTATTCCAAAAATGTATAAATATTTATTAATTATTACCATTGAACCAGGCGCGGCAGGCAATGTTGTAAAATATGATGAACCTCCATTAGATAAATTTACCTTGTACATATACATATCATTAGTAAAGGATTGTGTTCTATTAAACATAACATAGCAAAAAGTACTACTGTCATCAAAAATGCATGAAGATAAATTAGAATAATACGCAATTTGTCCAGCTGAAGTTACAGTATTAGCATCATTTTGTATATTTAGTATAATAACTTCAGTCAGAGAACTTGTTACAACATATTTATCATTTTTATCTATGTACATGTTTCGTAAATCGCTATACGCATGTGATGTGGCATATGCCGTATTTGTGGTTGCATTATAAACTAATAATTTCCACATGTCATTGGCATATGCGCGAGTTCCTGTTGAATTGCACACGGTGTTACCAAAACTATTAGAAGAGTATAATGCTGTAAGCGAATTAGTGGATAATTCATATCTATACCACGCGTTACTTGACCACGGACTTATATAAACTGAGTTTCCAATTCCGTCTATTGTTAAAACGCGCCAAGCGCCTGGTGTTCCAGGAACAGTGTAAGGGATGTTTGTTGTCCAATCGTAAAATGTTGCGCCGGCATTACCATTCATGATTAACTTACTCTTATCCATATAACTGATATAAGCCCCGTAGCGAGAATTATTACTGTTGGTCGTTATGCTTGTGTACCAGCTCGGCGCAGTCGTTAATATATTATCATGTAATGAAAAAGTTGTAACTGGTAAAGTACCTGTAACTATTTCTGCATACGATGAAGACCTTACACCGTTTAACAACTCACCCCATAACCTAATCCGTAATGAAATGTTTTTACTTGCTGGTGACTGGTCACTAACACTGCCATTCTCTTCATTTCCTCTATCAATGTAAAATGGGACATTTGTCTCGATGTGTCCTTTTCCAGCAGCATAATCAAATAAAACATCTACTCCAACTACATTTGTGGTTGTCTGTATAATTTGAAAACGCACTTTTGGCGTGTAACTTGAAGAAGAAAAAGAAAGCGCATTTGCATTTGGTGTCCACGAAATGTAAAATCGAGCATTGGATTTCTTAAAATTGTAGTAGGCTGCAAAGTGTACTGCATAATTCGTAATCGACGTTGGCGGAACTGCAGTGCTTGAGTTGGCGTTATTATAATCTACCAACAACACATTTCGTAAATTAACATTCGAAAAATAATGTAAATAATTTACAGGAATAAGACTTGGATTTACAGTTCCAATCATAGAACGAAATGTTGCACCACTAAAATTTGCTCCTGTAAAATTTGTTGACTTATTCACAATTATTCCCGTTAATATTGCACTACTAAAATTAACATTTGTTAAATTTGCACCACTAAAATTAACACCAGATAAATCTCTGCCTGAAAAATTTATGCCGGTTAAATTTGCACCAGTAAAATCAGTCTTCACAAGATTCCTGAGAGGTTCTGTTCCAAAACTTAGAGTGAAATAACTCTGTCGAACTAATGTATAGTCAGGATTAAGAAAAACTCCAATGCTTGAAGGAGATGAACTAGTCGGCTTTGAATTTCTGTGATAAGTGTTCCATAAAGTGCTTGAATAATTGCCGCCAATCGTGCAATTGAAACCATTCCTCGTTCTATCACGGAATATATTTTCATTATCGTTAAATAAATAATTTGCAACTAAACCGAAACTACTAGTTTCAACAGAAACATTCATATAACTTTTAATTTCGTCATCTGTGCGAGCGACGCACCATAAACGCAAGTCATACATGCTACATCCCGAATTTATATAATTTCCACCAGTTGTAGTTCCTGCTAATTGCGTTCCTATTCCCAAAACGCCATCATCCCTGGTTAATGTTGCCGGTCCAGTCATTGTTTGTTTCAAAACACCATTAATGTAGAATTTATAATAAGTTCCTTGACGAGTCATTGCGATGTGGGTCCAGCCCGAAGTCGCAACAACTGCGCTAGTGGCATATAACCAACTTCCAGAAATTGCAGTATTGGAAAATCCCAAGCATCCAAGATTTGCCGTTGTTGTATTTGCATTAGGACTCACTTGAAACAAGTAACAGTAATTCCCTCTATCAACAATTGTTGAATTCACAGTTTGTGACGGCTGATAATACCACGTCTCAATCGTAAATGCGTTGCCACCAACTGACTGAGAAGTGCCCGCGTATCCAGTTACCAAATCTAATGCTGTATTGTATTCATTGTACGGACAGGTTGCGTATGTACTTCCATTAAAAACAAACAAGTGCGGATATGTTATTGCGGTTTTTAAAACGGTGCAAACTGAGTCATCATTTAATGTGGCGAGAAGACTTGTTGCACTTTCTTGTCCTGCGCCATTCGCACGAATTGCAGGGTATGGAGCGTATGGAGCATTATGAGTTATAGATTCTTGTCTATCATTAACCACCACCTTTTTTATAACTCTCACTTTACCCGAACTTGTTACGTAAGTTACATAGTTTAAGCTTACAATAGCGTCATTTACATCAGTTGCCATTAAAGTATTATTAAGTAAATTTCTCAACTCTCCAGTAGAAGTTAAAACTATTGCTCCTTGATTAAACTGTCCGTTGGGGTCATTCCACATTTTAACTACATTTGTAAATACTTCTATACCGACACCATAATAATAAAAAAAACCGTTAATTGGTCCTTGCCAAGCTAATGTCCCATCACTTTTCAAAAATAAATATCTATCATACTGGATTGATTCTATCACATCTACAATGTTTGTGTATGTTCCTGCAGACCCTGTTGGTTCAGCTTCAAGAGCTATATATGTTCCATCCGACAATATCAAAGTTGCTCGAGATCGTGTTTGTATAACTTTAACTGCAGTTTTGCCTGTTATTTTACCATTTACGTTTGCTGTTCCTGCTCCCGCACCCCACGCTACAAGAGAACCATCACTTTTTAATGCAAGAAAATAATTCGACATTATAAAAACATCCACTACTCCGGAAGAAATATTACTTCCAGACGGATAAAACGTTGTTGGATTACTGAAATGGTTAGTGGCAGTTGTTGCTCCAAAAAATACAACAGACCCGTCCGTTTTTATTGCAGCACAAACAGGAGGCGACTCACGTGACACCAGTTTTACAAATCCGCTGTTCAAATTAGAACCAGATGGATATATTGCCGCTGGAACCGATGAAGAAGTATTAAAAACATTTAAACCCCATCCTCTGATTGAACCATCACTTTTTAAACATGCAATGTCGTTAGATGTGGCAGCTACAAAGTTAACACCGCTTGACAAATCAGATGATGGAAATGCAGGAAATCCTGAAGAAAAATTACCCCAAAGAACAACTGACCCGTCACTTTTCAAAGCACATATTAAACCACTACTGCGAGCTATTGAGCAAACACCGCTTGATAAGTTAGCAGTCGTCGGCATTATTGTTCTTCCTGCAGCCATATTATTTCCCCATAGCACTAAACCACCATTCGTTTTTAATGCTGCTCCACTTGAAAATAAGTACGCGACGCCGCTTTGAAGTTGCGTGCTTACTTTGGAAAATGAACAATTGGAATTATTATCATCACCATAAGAGACAACTGACCCGCCACTCCCTTGTATTTCATTATAAACCCCGTATGAAGTCGTGTATCCTGATAATGATGGTCTGGGTGGTAAAGTTGGAGCGGGTAAAGGCAGTGTGGGATTCGTTGGGCGGGTTGGTCTGGATGGCAGCGTTGTTATTGTGGGTATTTGAGTCGTGTACAGGTTAGCGTTCTCAGGATAATTGTTGAACATTGTGTAATCTAATAAATGCGTGTAATTATCAATTGAATCATTAAAGTACACTTCTTTCAGATTCACGCCAACATGCGATTCCAAAACCCAGTTTCCACCGAGCGACGACGACCCCGTGTTATCGGTTGAAGCGCGGATTTCCACGCCGGTTTGTGTTGATAGTGTGTCTATAACATATTTCCAGTCGTTATTAGAATAAAGCGCGCACGCCATCATATCGAAATGCGTACTGCTTAATTCTGTCTTACACCATTCAATAAATTCTTTTAATGGTGCCCACGTGGACAATTCATTGTCATATAGTTCAACTTGCTCAATTGTGCTTGATATTGTTTGCGCATCCACCATTTTAAAAATCGGAATTCTATAGTTGTGCTGAATAAGTCCAACTGAATTTGCGTGAATTCCGCTTGACACCATTATCTCTTTCAACGTATCGAATGTGTCGGTATAATAGTCAAACGTTATCCCTACTGACAACGCAGGGTCGATTGACGCAATAATCGCATCATATTGCGATATGCGCTTATCAATAAGCAGAATGTTTATATTCGCTGTCATTTATTATATATTTATATAAGATAATAATAATACACAATAAAATTATATAAAATATTATCTTATATAAAATATTAAATTATATAAAATATTAAATTATATAAAATAAAATAATAAGATAAATGGACATTTCTTTAAACTCTGTCGATGACGCAACTCTAGAATATATGGTAAATGTCACACAGTATGAAAAATACCTTCGCAAAAATCATATAGATTATGATACAGGATTCAAGAGAGATTTAAGATTTTATCGAAAAAGAATAATTTCTATAACAAAAGACCTTTTTAAAAATGAATTAAAAGATGTCCATTTAAATGGCGCATTCAACATGTACATGAAGGCGTGCATCTCTCATTTGAAATTTGAAGACCAAAGCGAAACTATACAGAAATGTTACGTTTGCATGGGAATTGTGGCGGGCGAACAACAACAACCACAGCAACAGCAGCAGCAGCACTGCATATGCAATAACAAAATCGACGCACTCAACGCATTCGAGATGAACAAAGCAAACGAACTTTGTTTCAAACCAAAAGAAGTAAAAAAACTCACGCTTGACACATATGTCATTAAAAAATCATCATCACAGAAAAAAGAGCCGGTTGTCTTCCCACAACAAATTGTATTCAACCCGAAAGACCCGTCATTCAAGAACAAGGGATTAAAAAAACAAAAGAAAAAAGAAAAATCATCTAACAACAATACCAAGACGAATGAAATAAATTCAGAAGAAACAAAAATAAATTAAAAATAAAATAATAAATTATTATAAATATAAATTAAAATAATGCCGCCGAACAAAAAACCAAAAAGTATTCGAAGAAAACCGAAACAAACAAACCATGCAAATGAAAGTGAATCAACAAATTCGACAAATTCATATTTAGATGAATCGTTTAAAAAACTTTCGTGCGGTCCAACACAAGAAAAAGATTTCACCTGTTACACCACAAATGCAATTATAAAACTTAGAGACAGCTGGAATGCGCGTCATCCAGACGCAATGATTAACAGTGATGATGTAAAGACAATATGGGAGTCACTAAAAACAGCACTAGGAAATGTGTGTAACAAAGAATCTTGCTGGCTTCGACAACTGTTCAACGAAGGCGCCTCTGCAACAAAAGATTTATTCAATTACTTTGCACCCGAAAGTCCAAAAACGTGGAATAAAAATCCGAATGAGTGGTTGTCCAGTGTCGATATTACAAAAGTTATGAAACAATACGAAGATGCGTTTCCCTTTTTTGAATTCATCGGTCCATCACCCATCGATTTTGATAAAACCCCAAAGGGCGAGCCATCATGCGTTTACGAAGAGTTGTGCAACTTTGACATAAAAACATACTTGAATCCGAACAATAATAAACATAAAATTGGAATAATTTTTAATACCGACCCTCACTATTTATCCGGCTCGCACTGGATATCTCTCTTCATCAACATTAAACAACAATTCATTTTCTTCTTTGACAGCACCGGCGACCCGCCATCGAAGGAAATAAATAAATTTGCCAAGAAAATAATGAAACAGGGGAAAGAAATCGGAATCAACTTTAAATACATTGTAAATGATAAACAACACCAAAAAAGCAACACGGAATGTGGAATTTATTCGCTCTTTATGATTACTAATCTTTTGAAAGAAACCAAAACACCAAATGACTTTTTGTCAAGCATGTTTACAGACAAAGAAATGACACAATTTCGTAAGATTTTCTTTAATCATGAGTCAGTATAATTAATTCAACTATTCAACTGGGGACTATTATATTTTTTTATATACAAATAATATAAAAATATAATAATCTAATGTCAAAGTTATTTTATTTCACTTTAGCTGTTGTTGCGTTTATTGCTTTTATTGTATTTATTACAACAAATAATTCAACTATAATTGAATCTCACCAAGGACACGGAGGGCGAGGACATCCTCATGGTAGTGGAAGTCGGCACGGGCGCGGATACGGGTACGGCTATGGCGGCGGCGGATGGGGTGGTGGTTGGTGGAGAAGACAATATGCGCGACCCACATATTATGGCTATGATGGTGTAAATGTAAATTACAACTGTCGAAATGGTTGCGTTAATACCGGAAACGGATGGGGGTGTCAATTTCCTGGATGGAGAGCAAGTGACTGTTGGTTTGCTTCCGACTGTGATGGATGTGGAGGAGGACGGCGAGGTGGGTGGTGGTTTTTTTAGAATCAGCTAGTAAATAATAAATAATAAAATATAAATTGTAGAAAAATTAAATATAAGATATTACTATAAACTAAATCATGCGTATTCGAAGAACAAAAAAATATAATCGCACATCGCTTCCTACGCGCTACATTCCAAAACAGCTATCAAGCAAGGACAAAAAGCGCCAACTTGGAATGTTGCTGAAATCGCGGAAATTATACAAGAGCAATAAATATTACACCCGGAAGAATGTTCCCTCTTTCAAAAGTAAAAAATCGTCTCATATAGAAAATGCAAAACGAATTTACAAGATTGACAATGTCACTCCAAGTAATGAACTAGTGCGTAAAACCGGATGCTCTTTGAACGCGTTAAACAAAATCGTGCGTAAAGGCGAAGGTGCATACTATTCCTCCGGTTCACGACCCAACCAAACACCGCAGTCTTGGGGTCTGGCTCGTTTGGCAAGCTCCATTACCGGCGGAAATGCATCCGTCGTTGACTACGACATTTTGAAAAATGGATGCAGTCACACTAAAAAAGCATTTTTGCTAGCAAATAAAAAAATGAAAAATAAATAATAATTAAAAATAAAGAAAAATAAATATTTTATTATTATCTTCTAATCGATGCCAAGGATATTATAAATCGTCTTATTTTCCTTCTATATTCATAATATTCGGGGTCATCCGTGTCTGTTACACTTTCAAGTCGTTTCAAACACTCGTAAAAGTGTTTGCAACTTTCAACCGTAACTGAAGTTGCTCCCTTGTCATATACTGCATTCATTTCATTTCGACACTCTTGATGGTATTGCGTGTAATAATAGTCATATGACGACAAAGTCAAATAATTCAACACGTTGCACATGACACCAATAATATCAGCTCTCAGCTTTGATAACCTCGTCTCCTCGCAATCCATTTCGAATGTTTCCACTGATTTAACACTACTATTATTATCCATCTTCCAAATAAGTATTTGAATATATTTAATATAAATAATAATTTAACTTCTAAATCATTATTTATATTTCGTATTTTATTCACCAGACTACACGCACGAATGCGAATGATTTACCTGTGACCACCGCCGCCGCGACCACGGGTGCGAGGCGTGTCATCACCACCGCGCGACCTGAACGACGATGACGGTGCAGCAGACGATGCCGTTCTCCTCAAAACCGGCACATATGCGTCGCCATCATCACCATCACCTTCATCATCACCGCGACCACTTGAAGACGACTGGCGCGCATCATTTCGCGTCTCGCACATCAACTTGCCGCCAAACATGCCCGTCACATTTGTCGCCTGGCACGAATGCTGGCCGTTTGCAACATTCGACACATCAAACTCCACGTACTCACCTTGAACCAAGAACCTGTACTGCTCTTCCTGCACTTTGACATTTGAATGATGCACGAAAACCTCGCTTCCAACCTTTAGCTCGCCACTTCCACCACCGCGAACAACGGTCAAAAATCCAAAACCAGTCTTCATATTGAACCACTTTACACATCCCGCCATCTTTTGTCCACTAACTGCTGCTGTTGCCATTTTATAACTCGGTGAATTGCTTAATTGCCTTTCTATAACATTATTAGCGAGACATCTTTAAGTATCTTTGAATATATAATTTAACTCATTCCATGTATCGAATACCTCCGCGAAGCCGAAGTACCAAATGCAAGGTGCTCTCCTTTTGCACGTTGTAGTCAGCCAACGTTCGCTCATCTTCCAGCTGTTTGCCGGCATAAATTAATCGCTGTTGGTCGGGCGGAATGCCTTCCTTGTCTTGAATCTTCGTTTTCAATGAACCTATCGTATCATTCGATTCTACTTCTAGAGTAATCGTTTTTCCAGTAAGCGTCTTTACAAAAATCTGCATCGTTGTATTGTTTGTATTGTATATTTATTCATGAATTTCTCTCTAAATATATTTTCATAAATAAATATTTACTAAAAGGGGACAATGATTTCCCTATAATTTTGCCAAAATTACAAATCGGAAATTACAATCTTTATTTTATTTTCATTATAAAATCATTAGCTCCTTCTGGTATACGGTATATTTCATATCCTATATTTACAAGTTCTTTAAATATTGATGTTTGTTTTAATGTATTCAATTGGTGACTTTCAATAATAATTGTAGGTTTGCATTTTTTTATTAAATTTATACAACCTTCGAGTACTTGAATTTCCATATTTTCTACATCAATCTTTATTAAACTAACATTTTCAAAATTAAAGTAATCCAATGGTACGATGTTTATTTTTACACTGTCACAGTCATTTTCAAGATGTTGCATCAAATCTAATCCGCCAAAATTGATATTATCAGATAAATTTACTGGTTTTATTTTTAATGATTTTATTTCATTTCCTACACCATAAGGATAAATTACAACTTTATTATTCAAATTATTATCTACTATATTTTTAAACAAAATATCATGATATACAGGTTCAAATGTAAATACATTATAATTATCTGATAAAACTTCACTCATTAATAGTGTCGTTGTCCCTATATTTCCTCCCAAATCTATCATATTTGTATTTTCCAAGTAATTTTCTTTGATGTATTTAAACATCCATTCCTCCCAATAACAACCTTTTTTTAGAACAAAGCCAATACAAGAATCATTTTTTATGTAATTTATTGTTTTATTTCTTAAAAAAATATTTTCTATTTTAGTTGAATCAAATAAATCGGATATATTTTTTTTTACTTCTGAAAACCCCAAACCCAAAACGCTAGACCATTCTTTTGCTCGGTTTTCCCATGAACACGATAATGCATATTTCTTTCCATTTATTCTCATTTCTGCCTTTCTCTCTTCGCTTAAATTCATAATGCTTTGAATCTCATTGCCTCTATTTACTTGAATCCCATATTCTCCAATCGTATCAACAAGACCGGCAAGCGGATAGTATAAACACACAACTTCGTGCACCAACATTTCAAGCGCAGTAATACAACTCGTTTCACAAACTGTACACGTGTATAACCAATATTCTGCTTTTGATATCAACTCGTACAACTGTTCAGAATTTAATTGTCCGTGATGTTTCACACTATGACTATGACGATTTATAATTGACGCTATTTCAAAATCCACATTACCGCGCTGTTTATTCGGGAATTCTTCATAAGATGAAATGTCCAGTGTTGCATCCGGCATAACTTCAAGTATTTCATCCCACAACTTCAACAGTACAATCAATCCTCTGTAACTGCAAGTTGTCCAGACAAATTTATTTTTCACTTTAATTATTTTATTATGTGACAATGATAATTCAGAAACCGGTAAACCATTATTTATTATCGAAAACTTAATTTTATCTTTTAATTTCAAATTAATATCCATATTATATTTATGCCACGGTGTTAGATATATTATTCCATTAATATAATCAATATTATCATTAATTATACGCGTTACCGAAATATCAGACTTATCAAGATTATTTATAAACTCATAGTCGTGTGCAGATAAATATAACTGATAACATTTAAACTTGGGAAATAATAAAAAAAATGATACGTATCGAGAGACAATAATTGTATGAAATTTTTCAACATCTAACAACGCTTGCAACTTGAAACGGTTGACATACCTTATATTTCCTACAACTTCATCTTCAACATCACCGCTTATTATTATCTCGTATTCTTTTGGCAAATTCCTAGCCAAATAAGCAACTGCTTTATGACTTCCTCCAATATTTTTATTTTTTGAAATAGATGTATCATTCCATAAGTAATTCGAAAAACCCGTATAAATTAATATTTTTATACTACTCGAACACTCTTCATTAATGGCTTGCCATTTCGTTGTGGTAACAACACCATATTTTTTATATTTATTCAATAAACCGTAATGTTTACACATCGGATAATTATTGGAAATAAGAAAATCTATATATTCTTGAAATAATGAATAAAACAATTTTTTATCTTCATCTTGAATGTGTTCATTAAAAAATTGTAAATTATACAATAAATTCCCTACAAACCAATTGTCAAATATTTTACATTTCTTCGTAAAAATAATTCTATACATGTGTATTCCTGTGTCATAATCGCGCATTTTTTCAGAAACAATAATAACATAATATGGAAAATAAAATTCGGATACACTTTCATTCAAAAATAATTTATTATTTAATCCACATTTCAAATAAGAGTTTTTGTAAAAATCACGCAACACGCCATAGTATCCGTACGCAACGTTGTGCATTCCAGAACCAGAATAATATTTTATAAGCTCATAATAACACTCCGCTCTCTCTCTATCATAAAGTGCGGACTTGACAAGATAAAAAAATCCCGCCTCTTTATTATTCATTTTTTCATAACACGTATAAATGTTCAAACAAGATACATATTTCTCCTGAGCCCAGCCACCATTCTCAAGCGTCTTTTTATACCATGAAATCGCATCTTCATATTTTCCACAATGATAATAACTATTTGCACAATAAAAACCATATCTATAATATATTTTATCTTTTGCATTAAATGTATCATAGTATGCCTTTTCTAATATAACCGCATCTTTCAAATACTTATTGCTGTCAAAATTTCTACTTCCGCTTCTACCAGATACAGCATAATATGACCCTTTTATGACTTCCATACTTGCAGTATCAATTCTATTTTCAAAAAAATTTGAATAATCATTTACATCACTTGAAACAATGCATTCGTGTAATACACCAAGATATTTCCATTTTTTATGATTATTAACAATTTGTATTCTAGTGTATTCTATTTTACTTCCGAATTGAAAATGATAACAATCCTTTACTAATTCCGGTAATACAAAATCGCCGCATATTTCATCATCTGCATCAAATATTAACAAATATTTGCTTTTTCCGAACGCATACTCCAACGCCTTATTCCGATTGTGAGAAAAATCAACCCACTCATCTTCATACAATTCGCCTGGAATCCCAACTTCTTTAAAAAACTCAGTAATTATTTCCTTTGTTTTATCTGTTGAACCTGTATCAGATATAACCCAGTAATCAAATTTAATTTTTTGTAGCAGTTTAGTCAACGTCTCTTTTATGATGTGAGACTCATTCTTCACAATCATATTTAAACATAGTGCAAATTCTTTCTCTTGCACTTCTTGTTCATGTTCTAAAACCATATTTATTTATTTATAAATTTTATTTTGTTATTTTTAAGTAATAATAATTTTAATAAATTATTATTATTTATTATTTATTAAAATATAAATATAATATATAAATAAACATGAATGTGTCAAAATATTTGAATTCCGACGATGAAGGTAGTAGTAATGGCAGCGGCGATGATAATTTGGTGGAATCATTCAACATTGCACAACCACCACCATTAGCAGCAGCAGAAGCACCACTAATGCAAAAGCAAGTCCCCGAGTATGAAAACATTATGGAGGCAATTAATGATTTTAATGCAATGAATTCTGATATTAATATTTTGTTTTTAATATTTAATAGAATAAACCTCGCACTTGATAATAAAACATTAACAGAAAGTCAAGCAGATTCATTATACAGAAATATAACCGAACTTTGTACCTTTGGAAATGTGAATCTTACACTTGCACAAGTTACAGAAATTGGAAAGATGTTTAAAAATGCTTCACAAGGAACAACTCGCGATTTAGATTTACTTACTTTAGAGCTGCTTAGAACAGGAAGTGAACCTGAAATCGTTGTAAATAAAATTGATGATGCTGGCGAAAATTCAATGTTATCCCTTGATAGAGTTTTTGATAGTGAAAAAGGTGTTGCGTCAATGATGCGTCTTTGTAGAACTTTAGCACAATTAAATTTAAAAAGTGACAAATGTGCCAAATTTTATAGTAGGTTACAATCAAACACCACTTTACAAACAGGTCAACCCATTCATATAGATTCAATAACTAAAATGAGCGAGAAAGAAATTAACTTGAATGAATTTGGGATAAATGAATTTGCGATAGTTATTCAAGAAATGATTCGCCAGCGCCGGTCACATGTAAGAGAAGAGGAAGAACGACAACGCGCGCGAACTCAACGAGAACAACAACGAGAACAACAACGAAGACAACTAGAGCGACAACAACATGAGGATAATGTAATGAAAGCGCGGTTAAGGTTTCACAAAGGCGGAACAGTTATACAAAAAAAACAATATCAATCTAAAAAATATAAACCAAAAAATATAAGAAAATCTAAATATAATAAACCAAAATGTACAAGAACACATAAAAAATATTGCAAAAATAAAACCAAAAAACATAAGTAAAAATAATAGAAAATAACCAAGGCTCCTTAAAAAATAAAAAATAACAAAGGAGGGGTCATAGGGGCGCCGTGCTTGGCACCATGGGTTCCCCTAAATGTACATGGTTTTAATAAATGATTTATCATCTGCCGCATTTGAATTTTTTATGAATAATTTAATTCCATCTTTTATATCTGCATCTGATATACATCTTTTTATTTTACTTTTTCCTGCCAACAAATTTTTAGAATGTGCAATCTTGCACTTTACAAAAAGCAGCTCCATGTCACCGCCGTGATGCTTGAAATGCACCGAATGCTCTTTTATAAATTCCTCGTTTATTGCACCTTCTTCAATGAACCAACCACCATCAAGCGACTTTTTAATAAATATTTGCACCATTTCTTGTGGAGCATAAGACTGCATCGTAAAATGAATGCTGAAACGGCGTTCCAACCCATCATTCATTCCAAAAAAGTTACGCTTCAACTCATCCTTGTATCCGGCAATCATTAAAATAAAATACTTATCATCGTCTTCGCGCATTTCAGTTAAACTTTGATTAATCAAATCTAAACACTCCTTGCTATATGAATCCTGCGTGTCTTTTCCGCTGCTGTTTCCAATCGAATACGCCTCATCAATAAAAAGAACCCCGCCTCGTACAGACTTCAATACCTCTGCCGTTTTTAAAGACGTTTGACCTAAATAACCTGCAATCAAGTCTCCTCGACGAACCTTTTTGAAAATTCCATTTTTCAAAACACCCAATTTTAAATAAATCTTTGCCAATTTTTGCGCAAACTCGGTTTTACCGATGCCCGGTTCACCATAAATCGCCGTGTGCAACAAATCGTCATTTTTGCGATTCAAACGCATGCTGTAATAAAGTATGAGTATAACAACCTGCCTCTTGAATTCTTGCTGACCTATCATATTATTCAAATCCTCCATCTCCGGAAGTAAATTCTGTATCATCGCGAGGTCAATGTTATACTCAATGTGCGGCTCCAATTTGAATTCTGTCCCGACTTTTTTACCAATGTTTATCAAGTCCGCCAAATCATCCACCTCTGCTTCAATATTTATCCGAGATTTAATCTTTGGTATAGGCGGCGGCAGGGGAACATTTGAAACGCTTGGGGCAGACAATCCCGCATTTGTTTGTTGTTGTGGGAAAAAAATAGGTGACCTGTACGATGAGGGGTCATAATACTTGTACTTATTTTGCTTATGTGTCGGAATTACAATATGCCTTTTCTTATGTTTATCATCATCTGAATTCTTTGACATTCCTAATTTCAAACCAAAAAATACTTATTGGGTTATATGTTATGTTATTATATGATATATCAATATAATAATATATTGTAATGTAAAAAAACTTGTTTATTTTTTTTATTTAACTTATAATTTATTCTCTCTTCTCTCTAAAACAAACGCATCAAACCTACTTTATCGCCGATTCTCACGTACTTGACCTTACCGTTTACTCATTGATGTGAACTTCCTTGCCTATCGTCTTTATGATGCGCTTTTCACCAACCTCCGGTATCGGCGTGCATATGTGATTGAATGTCATTAAAAAATTATCATTCTTAGATGAACTGATTTTTGCAACTTCTGGGTCTGAATCTTTCCATTGCTTCAAGGTTGTAATCTGTTTTTTGGTAATTGCGCCGAGGGTGTCTTTCAATTTCGAATTCCCTTCATCTTTTTCCCACTTCTCTTCATCCTTAATATACATTATGTCTCTCTTGTTATCCGTGCAGTGAATGGGACGCTTGTAAATGTCCAACTCTTTCAATCCTCTCAAAAAAATATTGCCCACACTGTCTTCCAGCGTCTTTTCTCTTGTAACATTCAAATCGTCTAATGTAATTTTGAGAGAGTTTATAAAATCACCAATATTGATTGCATCTTTGCACTGTTCATTTAAAAATACATTCAAGTTGAATTTTTGTTTGATGTGAGTATTATGATTTGTAATTAAATTGGTACTGCTGCACATCATCGGAATCATATCCACCAGCTGTTTATGATATTGCTCCTGTTGCTCTCTCATGAACTTTTGCTGCTCTTTCATTAGCTCCTTCATCTCAGCATTATCTCTCATCAAATTTATTATTATGTTGTCTTTACCGCAGCACAAACGCTGTTTATGTTTCATTAAACCATTTTGTGTTTTGAATATTTTTCCACATTCGCATTCATTATGTTTGGTTACTTTAGGTTCAGGCTTTCCCACTATGTGTTTCAAATGTTTTTTTGTTCTAACGTGTCGTTTATAGTCGCTCTCGAATATACACGAAAAACAGCAAGATTCACACGTATACTGTTTATATTTACAAATCTCACCACTCATTCTTTTGTGTCAGTTAGTTAATAAATACAGATAAAAAATAAAAAATTATATTACTTCGAAATCCGAAGCGTACGTATACAATAACCATATAATATTTCTAAATGGATTAGATTATTTATTTATGGGGCTGGTTTATAACAATATAGGTTTATCTTTATTTCAGTACATGATGCATTAGAACCCAATATTTATTAACAGAAACACTATGCAAAAAATGGGGGGTCAAAAAAAACGAGCGGAAATGTTATCTGTTTGCTCATAGATTTTCATAAAAATAAATGGTCCCACTGCATACACCTAGCAGAAAAAAGAGGGGTCAAAAAAAACGAGCGGAAACGTTATCTGTTTGCTCACAAAAATTCAAAAAGTCAAAATGACGTGAGAGCATCGCCCCGCAGAAGCAAAACGGTCCAAAAACGGCACAAAAAAAACGAGCGTTTTTCATTTTGAAAATTGTCAGACCACACATGCTTTGAAATTTTGAAAAACACGAAAAAAAGCGCTGATGCTCGTTTTTTTCGGTCCATTTACTCGTTTTTTTCACTTTTTTAAAATGGAAAAAATCCAAAAAAATAAGAAAAAAATCCAAAAAATCGCATTTTTTCCATATTTTTCTTATGCTCTGCAAGTCCAATTGCATGTTTTTCGAGGTTACATAAAATGCTAACAAAAGTGTAATTATTTTTAAAAATAAAAAACACAAAAAAACGTAAAAAAAAACTTTAAAAACTTTTTTGAAGAATCAAAAAATGGACAATTATTTTTGTCCATTTTTCAAATTTAAAAAAGAGTTTCAAACAAAAAAATATTTTCTCTTTTTTTTCGAACCCCATAAATCGCATTTTTAGTTTTTTTAATCACAGAATATCATTTTTTTTGGGGATGTTTTTGTATTTTTTTTTAAAATATCAACTTTTTTAGACATTGCAATTAATCAATGCATAACAGTGCAAAAAACTAAACCAGTTATTGCGCTCACTGCATAAGTAAGGGGGTCAAAAAACGAGGTATAAAAAAACGAGCGGAAATGTTATCTGTTTGCTCACAGATATTCATAAAAATAAATGGTCCCACTGCATACACCTAGCAGAAAAAAGAGGGGTCAAAAAAAACGAGCGGAAACGTTATCTGTTTGCTCACAAAAATTCAAAAAGTCAAAATGACGTGAGAGCATCGCCCCGCAGAAGCAAAACGGTCCAAAAACGGCACAAAAAAAACGAGCGTTTTTCATTTTGAAAATTGTCAGACCACACATGCTTTGAAATTTTGAAAAACACGAAAAAAAGCGCTGATGCTCGTTTTTTTCGGTCCATTTACTCGTTTTTTTTGACTTTTTGAAATTAGAAAAAAACGAAAAAATGGGAAAAATGTCCAAAAAATCGCATTTTTTCCATATTTTTCTTATGCTCTGCAAGTCCAATTGCATGTTTTCGAGGTTACATAAAATGCTAACAAAAGTGTAATTATTTTTAAAAATAAAAAACACAAAAAAACGTAAAAAAAACTTTAAAAACTTTTTTGAAGAATCAAAAAATGGACAATTATTTTTGTCCATTTTTCAAATTTAAAAAAGAGTTTCAAACAAAAAAAATCTTTATAAGAGAATAAGAGAATAAGAGAGATGGAAATAAATTGAACAGAATCAAAGAATTATAAATTCTCAATAATATGCGAATACTTGGGAACTTCATCGTATGACATTGTGCATAAGTATTTGAAAATATCCAAATAAGTTGGCGGCATGTCTAAAAATAATTCTTCTGGCAAAATTGTTTTTTTAATTTGTGCCACCGATTCGGGAGATGCTGCTTCTTTCCACGGAAGGCGTCCCTTTACCAAATAAACGAGAACATACATGATTGAAATCAAATCGTCTCGTCGACTTGGTTCGTTTCCATCATGCACGTTTATGCTAACATAACGCGGTGTTCCAATAATTCCGGATGTGCGCATTTTATTACATCTGTGAGTTTTTGTTTTATCATCAATGTATGTTCGAGACATGCCAAAATCAATCAAGAATATTTTGTCACTATTGTTGTTTTCGTTTTTTTCATTTTCATTTGAACTGAGACCAGTCATAAAGTTGGGCGGTTTAATGTCTCTATGGATGAATCCCCTTTCATGAACAGCCTGGATAATTTGAACCATTTGCTTTGCATACATTTGAACGATTTCAATGGGAACTGCTTTTTTATGGTCACTTGAAATCGTTTGTAAACTTTTTCCTAACAAATCAATGACCATGTATCTGTTATGGTCAGGAACTCCATAGTAACGTAAATTTGGAATTCCAGGAATTCCTGAAAGTTTCATCAATACGGCGGCTTCATGAGTGAGTGTGTCTATCTGAGTGGTTGGTTCTAGTTTGATTGCAACAATTTCATTTGTATTTATATTTTTTGCACTAAAAATCAATCCAAATGCACCGGAACCTATTCGTTTCAACAACTTGTATCGGTCATTAATCAACATGCTGTCTGGTATGTGATGTGATAACTGGTAACGTGGTTAAACTATAACAATTGGTTTTTAGTTTGGTTTTTTTCAATTTAAATAAAAATAATTGAAAGCTATTTAATTATTTTTATTTCTATAAAATTGAAAAAAAAATAACATAAATATTTAATCGTACATATAATAGCCAATAAACTATGTCCAATGCAGTTGTTATTCAAATTCACCAACTTCCTCAACTTCCTCAACCTGCGCATTCTCCTCTGTACAAATGTCAAAGACATCAACAACAGTGCAGAAGTTACAATATTACAATTCCTAATATATTAAATGCGTCATCATCATCAGATGATGATGATAACGGTTACAGTTCACCGCATCCAGAAGTGACGTCTTTTGTGTCAATAGATGGAGACTATGATGATGAGGAAACTCCGAATGTTGCTGAATGTGGTATGGTTATCGGCGCTGGTGTTTGTCTCGGTGTTGCAACAGCGCCTCCTCTAGACGACGATTACATTGTCACATGTGAAAACAAGCCAAATTCAACACTGCAAACACAAAAACAAGAACAAGAAGAAGAAGTGTGCATAATATGTTATGATAAAATAGAAGAAAAACATGGCAACTTTTACACAAACTTTTGCGACACGTGTAAATACACGGTTCACATTCCATGCATTGAAGAATACATTATTCGAAAATTGAAAGATGATGTGCAAATTACGCAATCACGTGTTGTAGGAATAAAATGTTTACTTTGTTCAAAGGTGGTAGAGAGCGGAGAGCTTACTCAAGAGGAATTTGAGGAAATAAATAACAGTGGTAATGGAATGAATCGTAATAGAATAACGGCTGAACAAAGACGTGATATTGAGCTTCATGAGCACGCATTGCGTATCATGGAAAGACAAATTCGTCGTAGTAGAAGAAATAATAATAAACGGTTTTTATGTCAAGTGTGTTTTATTATATGTTTGATTCTTTGTGCAGGAGGAGTGCTCGTAGCGGTTATAAAAAAAAATACATAAAAGTCTGTGGAATAATTTTACATTATTGATTTCAAAAATGAACCATTGAATCGTTTATTCATTTCTTGAGCGAGTTCGTCTTGTTTCGCCAAAGCAAATGCGCGGTGGGTGTTGTCTTCTTCCGCAACATGTGCATCCATTTTTTTTTTATTCAGAGATTCTTCATAACTATACGTTTTTAAATGCACATCTCGAAACGATTGCAGCTCATTGACGTTATTGAATTTTTTGGAGTTTACATAGTCTTCGTGTGTGACGGGTACAACCGTTTCCGTATGCGCCTTTTTCAAATCTTCATATTGAAGCGAGCTAAACAGTCCGCTTGAATGTTCTTTTGGCGCGCCCTGGCCCAACATATAATAATTTTCACCTCCTCCGAAAATATTAGCACATTGTAGTTCATTCTTTGAAACAAGTGCTAAATTTGTTCGCAATGCTTGTTTTTGTTTGTCGATTTCAGAAACGCGCTGGTCCCACGAGGACAACGAATTTGCAGCAGACGAATCTGCGCCGCTGGCATCATCAGAACGAAACCACTCTTCATAACCTTGTTCCTCTTCCATTTGTATCTTGCATTTTTCATAGTGTTCATTGAATAGTTTGTTGAACTCGGTCGAGCTCAGCTGTTTCACCTTGTCCACACACAATTTCATTGAGTCTTCCTCTGGAGCAACCGTTTCTTCAGCAACAAGGTCGCTGTAACTTTCCTTTTTATTTCTATTTTTACCCGTACGAAATGTGAATATTTGATACAATATTTTATAAGCGCTCGTAAAAAAGAGGAAATATTCTTTTGGAAGTTTTGATTTATCTGGATGAGTGTGAAGCACTGCCAGCTTTGCCGTGCGCAAATCCGATTCTGTAAATACAATCGGTATTTTAAATAAATTTGTAATGTCCTTTAAATTATAATTTTGTATGTCCAAGTCTAAATCAAGGTAATCCATTCTGCAAACAATGCAAATAATAAAAAATGTTTTGATATATATTCAATATATTAATTAGTGTATAATATGATTTACATTAATTAATTAATATAATAATTGAAATAAATAAAATTGTATTATTTCCGAGACCGTTTATTTGACTTAGACCGAGACCGACGCCGTTTATTTGACTTAGACCGAGACCGACGCCGTTTATTTGTCTTTGAGTTTTTTGGTTTTTTATAACGGTATTTTTTTGATTTTCTTTTACCACCACTAGGAGGAATAGCGGAAAAAAATTGGTCGCCTTGAGAAGCTGTAGCAGCAACGGTATCAGCAGTAATGGCAGCAGCAGCAGCGGTGGCAGCAGCAGCGGCAGCATCTGCTTCTTGTTGTTGTTCCTTAGTGTAATTCGTGTATTGTTGTATACCATTAAATGGTGGAGCTTTAAATGACAACTGCATAATGTCTTGAGGATTTTTTGTAGAATTTTCAAAAATATATCTGTCTATAACAACTCTATTTTCTGGAGATTGGCGGTAGTAAGCATAAAAATTTCTGTAATACTCAGCATTGGTAATCTGCCATATCAGCTTTAAGGCGCATTTTATCCATTTCGGTAGCCATTATATACATTATACATATATAATAAATTAAATAATATTAAAGATTTAGAAATATTTGTATATATTATTATATACACGGTAAAGGTTGCATTCATATTAGATGTTTTCAATGTTCAAATCTTCAAAATCAGTAATGTCGGCTACGAAAGAATTCAAAGAACGACTATCTTTAGAGGAAAGAAAAAATCAGTCTAAGAATATATTGACTAAATATCCAACATCGGTTCCTGTGTTCATTGATTCATCGAGCATGCATAAACTGATAGATAAACCAAAATTTGTTATACCGGATGGATTTACCATGGGACAACTAATGATGTCCATTCGAGCGCGGATGAAAATGAATGCGGCAACTGCATTATTTGTTTTTATTGATAATCAATTGATTCCTGTGACGACGGTTATTTCTTCAATCTATGAATCGCACAAGGACGAAGATGGATACATGTACGTGTGTTGTTCAGAAGAGAACACGTTTGGTTAATACAATGTTTATTTACGTTTAGGGTAATTTTAATAAAATAAGATAAATAAAAATATTAAAATATATATATATTTTTTAATATTTTTAATATATATAACAGAATTAAAATGGTTATGACAGAATGGATGAAAAGCGTACAAGCTGCGCTTAAAACAATTCCTAAAAATACTCCGAATCGTTTAGGTGAGGCAATGAAAAAAGCAAAACTCACATACAAGAAGAAAGGAAGCTCTTCTTCAGGACCTGTAATGAAAAAAACAATGAGGCGTCGCAGTTCGCACAAGGGGCGCAAGGGCAAGGGGTCGCGTAAACATCACAGCCGTCGCCATCGCGGAGGCGCAATGTCAACTCTGAACCCTGCAAAGTACGACGGAAAAGGTGTTGGCACATCGGGCGCAGACCTTCAACTCGAGGCAACCAATGCGTCGACTTAATAATTCAATTCAGAATCATTGAGAATAAATAATTCATTTATTTATAAATTATTTATTTATAGAATTATACATTTTTTATGTTTACTCCAACTTTTTTAGCGATGTTTTTATTGAAATAATTCAAAAGCAAGTCGGTAAATGTGGTTGTTGAAAGTAAAAATAAAGATGAAGAAAATATTATTTTTTTATCAAATTCAGTCATTTTAACGTTTGAATATGGATTGAACCGAATAATCAAAAAGAAAATAACAAAATATTTCAACGCGGATTGAATGGTTGGTAAATACTTTGTAACGGAATTGAAATACGTTAAATTCAAAACAACAAGAATGTAAAGCGCATAAAATGTGTATAATAAATAGTCGTAAACATCTTCTATTTTTATGTAAAATGATGACATGATTCAATGTATAATATAATACAATATTATATTATATTTATCAATAATTAGTAAATAACATTTTTAAAAAAATCCAAAAAAAAGTAATAATATTACAAAATTTTTTATATGTAACTAAATTTTAATGTATCATTTTAAAAATTTTATTGTTCTTGTGTAGTGAGCGAAGTTGGGAGAGGTGAGGGAAGAAGAGATTCTGCTGATTCTACTGATTTTTCTTCTGATTCTACTGATTTTTCTTCTGATTCTACTGATTTTTCTTCTGATTCTACTAATGAGTGTTGGTTCTGAATTATTTTAATATGTGCGTCAATGTAACTTTTTACAAATGAGTATACTTCTGGCAATACTGACATCGTACCATCACAATCCAAAAACAATACTTGGATGTTTTGAAACATCTTGACCAGGTTCATATATTCCACTGACAGTGCGCCTTCTGGAATTTTTGTTTTTGATATACCCCATAATGCAGTTTTCAATATAAATTCTGGTATGTAGTTAATATGATTTGTATTCAACGACCAATTTTTATGTCTGAAAACATCAGTGTAAAAAATATTATTACCTTTACCCGTAGTTTTATCTTTTTCGTTTTCAAACGAATCAGCAGGACGATATCTACTTCTGTTAATTTTTGGATGTAGTGCATCTATTTTTTCGATGCATGGGGGGACATCTTCAAAATTAATTCCTGGTTGGTCATCTATAAAAGCGCCAACAATATTACCGGTTACACATTCAATTTTCAGTTCTTTGAGAATTGCATCAATAACTTGACCTTTTTTCGTGAGTTCTGGAAACCGAGGGTTTGGATTTGAAACATCATCCCGTGTTATAGATAAAACTTCTCTGATATATTTGTCAGTTTCTGTTAACTGAAACATTCTTTCCATGGCTGTTCTATTTCCAGATGTAATAACAAAAACAGGGATACGTTGTTTGGCACATTCTATTAGTATCGTTGCCCACATTTGAGCACGTGTTTCAGAACCAAAAATGTATCTACGATAAGAATCGAAATCATCATCATTTTTAAAACGCCAAATGTCAGGCATATCGCTCATAAGCATACCTCCTTTTTGATGCCGAATATGCCGTTTATGTTTGTATTTAACATTTTTTTTCATTGTTTTCAAGTGTGCTGTAAATTTTAGTTTTTTACTTGACTTTTTATTTTTACGAAAATTGCTGTATTTGTATTTATTTTTCGTATTTTTTGATTTAGACTTTCTAAATATACGTTTCATGAATAATATAATACAATATATAATATTATAATATGTGTATATAGTATAATAATAAAATAAATATTTAGTATAATAATAAAATAAATATTATTATATTTTTTTATCCTATATTTTAGAGAGAAAATACTAAAAACATGAGACGTCGTATTCGTCTTAATGCGGAAGATTACAAAAAAATTTTGGAATATTATAAATTAAAAATACCGACAAAATCGACCATAAGTAATTTAAAAAAACGAGCTGAAAAAGCTCTCATTACAAAAATATGCAATTGCACTAAAAAACTAAAAACGCAAGTTGGCGAAACAAAAGCAATTGGCATTTGTGCGGATAGTGTGTTGAAAAAAAAGAAATTAATGTATCACCGTTTTACTTGTAAAAAAACGGCACATTTTATTCCTGTTTCTGCAAATCATAATTCATTGCATAAAACATAGTTTCATTCAATAAAAATTGATAAAAATATTATATATACATTATGCTATAATGCAATATATAAAGTAATAAATAATGTACACTGAAACATTCAATGACAAGTACACCATTTTGGTTGGAAGAACACAAGAACAGAATCAGGCACTCGTTTCACGGACAAAAAAAATGAACCAGAATGCGTTGTGGTTTCATGTTGGAAACGGATTTTCAAGCCCGCATGGTATTTTAATTGAAAATACAAAACACACGGCAACAAAGTATGACAAGGACGCAATTATACGCGCAGCCGGACTTGTTAAACAATTTTCAAAAGAGTCGATAAGGTCTCTTCGCGCAATAACCGTTGAATACATTCCCATAAAATATGTCGATACAACAGATGTTCCAGGACAAGTTCACTTGAAAAAGACTCCAAATAAGATTGTAATTTGAGACAGAGACACATTGAATTATTTATTTTTAGATAAATAGTCGAATACAGAGAGAATTATTTCTTCTTGATTGCTGAGTTTTTGAAATATAAGCACTTCATCAAGTTTGAGTTGGAATATTTTCCGAAAATGGTTTCTGCAAAGGAGATGAACGCCGGAACCGAGTATTTTAACTTCGCAAATAAAGCCACCATTTTTTAAAACAATTTCACCTTCTTTGTGCCCGTTTTTATAAGTTAGCGGTATGTATCGAATAAACGCGCCGTGTTGAATGTCTTGCAATTCTTCAACATACCTGTAATCAGCCAGTTTATGCAGCATTGATTCCAATTCATCGTCATTCATGCCAAGACGCTCCAGCATGTTGTATTTCATATTATTTATTTTATCATATGTTAATTTCGATATTGATAAATTTCTGTCATTATCAAGACTGTGCAAAACATCTTCAATGTTCATTTTATCATCATATGAATCTGATTTTGGTTTTGACATTATTACTTACTTTATTTATATCTTATTCAATAAGTATTATTATATAATTATATTTATTTGTTATATAATTATATATATAAAATATACCTTAGAATGACAATAACTACAAATCGTAGGAGAAATAAAAAAGAAGAAATTGTTTTGCGCGCAATTCAAATACTTACGACACATTTAACAGAAACAAATGGATTTCAAAAAATGAAAGACATTGTATGCAACAATGCAAATAATAATCGCGTCGAAAAATCAAATAAAATGTTTCATGTTATATTTTCACCCGAATCAATAGATGCGCTGATACAAAATATGAAATTGACCGGCACTGCTAAAAGCGGGATTGGAATATTTAAAGCTAGTAAAAGCGTTTCGTCTTTTTTTTCTAGAAAAACTACTATGCGAAGAAAAACAACAACTAGTAGGTCAAAAGACCCAATAGTAAGCCAGGTAGATGTGTACTTGAAGCCTGAATCTCTTCCCATTATTGAACGCGCACTAGAGCCTCTAATGAAATCGTGCGATAACATTGCAAATTTTACCAACGGCGTGCGGTCACAATGCATCGAGCCCATTATGAAGCAAATTGTAAATGGTAATCGTGGAGTAAATATTGAGAAATATTTTGATGGTGGTAGTGGAAAACAATCGCGTCGCCGTCACACTCGTAGTCGTCGTAATTGATTACTTGCTTTTACTATAAGTTGTTTTGCTTGATTTGATTTCTTCAACAGTTACTTCGGTTGTCACATCGGCTACCTCGACTGCTTGATTGGCTGCTTCAACTGCTTCTTCAACCACTGCCTCGACTGCTACATCAGATTGACCGACGGTTGTCTCGGCTGCTGCATCAATCGCCTTAATCGGAACAACTTCATCGTATGGCTGTGCCAATTCATGTTCGATGCTTTTCAAACGTTCTTCTAAATGTTGAATGAAGAGGTGCATTTGTTCGCTTTTAACTTCTTGTTCCGATATGCGCCGTTTCAACATTTCATTCTCTTCCTTCAAGGGAATGATGTTTTCTACAATGGATGCAAAATTCGTTGTTGTCATTATATTATCAACAATTCCGTTTATGAATACGCCATCATTCATGAGTTCATTCAAATCTGCTGCTGCACCTGCACCTGAAGTCGTTGGTGGTTCCGATGTAACAGCTGAATGAACACCGCCACCACCACTGCTTTCAACAATAACTAACCGGTCTTCAATTTCTTTCAAGTGGTCAAAACACTCGGTAATACTGAGGTCGTGTTCATTTAATTTATTGTCATGCGTTTGAAACATGATGAGTGGATGAAGCGGAATGCCATACAGTTGTCCAGCATTTTTATTTGGAGGAGGAAGCGGAGGAAGTGCGCTTTGCGGTTGCATTTTTTGTTGTTGCTGCTGCTGCTGGGATTGCTGCGGCTGCGGTCTTCTCATTTGTTGTTGCTGCTGCTGCTGCTGTTGCTGCAAAAGTCCGGGTCGTTGCTGTTGCTGTTGTAATTGCGGCGGCTGTAACTGTGGAGTCATCATTCTTGGAGGAGGTTGGGGGGGCGGCGCACCATTCATTCTTTGAATAATGCGATTTGCTGGTGGTCCAGCCGGTCCACCCATGATTCCAGCACTCAACGGATTTGACCTTCGTCGTCTTGCGGCGGATAATGCTGCGTTACTACTCATTAATTATAATTTATAACTTAAATAATATTTTATTTCTATATTATTTTCGCATTTTCATTTTAATTGTTTCGTGGCATATATAATTTTCTATAGTTATATTGCCAATATTATATTCTTCAATTGAATTGCATTTTTTATCAATAACTATTTTTGGAAATGCGTGCGGTTCTCTCTTTACCTGTTCTTCTAAACTTTCAATGTGGTCGTCGTATATGTGTGCATTCCCTAAATAATATATAAATTCAAACGGCTCCAAATCGCAATGTTTTGCTAAAAGGTGCGTCAAAAAACTATAGGAAGCAATGTTAAAAGGAACGCCTAAACCAACATCTCCGCTGCGCTGAAACATGCAGCACGACAACTTATTTCCACTCGTCACATTGAATTGTGCCAAAATATGACACGGTGGAAGCGCCATTTCATTCAGCTGGCATGGATTCCATGCAGACATTACCATTCTGCGTGACGTGCGCTGAAGCGGGTCTTTCAACTGTTCTATGATTTGCGCCAATTGGTCAATCCCTTTACCATCATAATCAGCATCACAAGTTGTATAAGGTGCATTAAAATGACGCCATTGGTGCCCGTATACCGGACCCAAATCATTTTCGCGCAAATTTGTTAGTCCTCGACTGTCTAAAAATTCGCGTGATGCATTGTCATTCCAAATTGCAACACCTTCTTTTTGCAAATTCTCATTACTTGTGTCGCCCCTTACAAACCAAAGGAGCTCTTTCAGGCATGTTTTCCATGCAACTCGCTTTGTTGTTAGCAGCGGAATCGTTCCATTTTCTAGTGAAAAATGCATAGCAGCTCCAAATATGCTTTTTGTTAGCCCGTTTCGACCTTCTTCCATAGTGCCTTCTTCTAAAATATCACTTATTAGGTCCAAGTATTGATACTCTTCACTTTTTGCATTTCCCTTATTTTTTTTACGCAGCATTTTACTAGTTTTATATTCTTATTCTTATCTGAACTATTTCCATTTTTTTATATTGTTATTTTTGTTTTTATTTTAGTTTAACGATATTCATTTATTTAGTTAATTTAATTTGTTTTTTTTATTTTAATTTCTGTTTATAAATCATATAAGAAAATATACTACAATGGAAGACGTTGAAGATGCAATATCCGATTCTACCAAAAAAACAGAGGGATTTTTTAAATATGTGTTCAAGATGGGAGATTATGAGCAATCTTTCTTATTGAATATTGTTCAGTACACGGTGATGGCGATAGTTCCTGTTATTATCGTTCTTTATATCAATCACTATTACATTCCGGATGTTGATGAAGAAAAAGGCTCCATCGTTATTTTAGCAGAAATGTTTGGACAATTGTTCTTCATTCTGTTTTCATTCTATTTTATCAACCGAATCATTAATTATTTCCCGACATACAGTGGATTGAAGTATGGCGATTTTAGCGTTGTTCAAATTATTCTAATACTTTTGTTTATTTTTATTTCCATGTCGAAACACAAGTTGGGTGCGAAAACCCTGATTCTTATCGAAAGGTTTGAAGAAATGGTGGAAGGAAATTCCAGCCTGAAAGAAGGGTACAACAAGGGTAAAAAGGATGAACAAAAGGGGTGTCAAGTTCGAGTGACCCAACCGTTATCCGGACAAGCCGCATACGCACTGAACGGACCGCCGCCTCCGCCGCAACTTTCAGCACAACGGTCATCGCCTGATTTCAACTCCATGTATCAGGTTCAGCCAAATCATTTGATAGGAGCATCCACACCAGGTATGCCGCCAGGCATGGTTGCTGAATTTGAACCTGCCGCTGCAAACGAACATTTGGGTGGAAGTTTCTTTTAAGGGGAACGTAGTTTCCTTGTTACCTTCATTGTATAATATTGATTTAGGCTTAAAAACAATATTATAAGTATTATAATTAACCATTATAAAATGGATTCACAATCAAATGCCAACATTCATTTAAAAGTGTGGGTAAATGCATTTAACAATGCAATTGTGGGAGCTTACAAGAGGATTGGACATTGCCGAATAACCAGTATTAAAAATGAAATAGAGACAATGGAAGAAAAATGGATAATTAATACAAATGCAGATATAGATGCGTATAACGCTCAAATTGACATTTTTACGAATCAAATAGATAGAATAACTGCGTGCATTAATGTGAATATGGATGACCAGACCAACGCTAATGGCGAAGATGGAATTTGTGCTCTATTTCATGGTAATGAAACTGTGTTAAAAAATGGCGGGTTGCTTGAATTATTGAATAATGCAAATTATCCAGAGCATTTATATTACGATTATTACGATGATTATGATGATGGAACTAGTAACAACTTAAAAATTAACGTAAAAAAACAAGGGTTTGATGTGGTGTATGACTATTTGTTAAATAATGAGCTTTTTAGCACATTTGAAAATAAATGCATTAAAAACGAACTTCAAATGATGAGGGCTTCAATAATTATGGAAATGTGTAAGAATGATTCACACCAAATTAAAAGAAGATACTTACGTGTAGATTCTCCTTATTAATAAAAATAATTAAAATATTTGTGTACTATATAATTTTATTTATTTGTAAAATGCGCGGCGCTATGAATCATCTTTCACATTCCATTTTGTTGGGTATTTTATTATACTTTGTCATGGTTTTCATACTCAAACAGCCATATGAAATGGCACAAGACAGAAGTATGCTAATTGCAGCATTAGCTTTAGCATACATGATTTTATTTGGACACTCGCTTCCATCTCGTGTAAATAAAAATATCTTTTAAGATAATGTGTAACAGAATATAGAATATAAATATATGCGTAAAAATTATTTTATATGCATATATTAATACGCTCACAATCGTAAAATAATAGACAATATTACAATAATACAACTCAACATGATAGAAATAGGAGGTTCGAATATACATGATAAATATGCAGTTTTTGATGTGGATGAAACGCTGGGCTATTTTTCACAATTTGGAGCATTTGTTGATGCTCTCAATAATTATTATAGCGACTTCTCTCGAGTTGTATTTGACAACTTCAACGAACTTTTAGATTTGTACCCGGAGTTCATTCGCCCGAATATGATTGAAATTTTGAAATATGTTTCTCAAAAAAAGAGAGAAGGTGTATGTAAAGGAATAATTATATACACGAATAACCAAGGTCCGCGAATATGGGTTGCAAATATTTCGAAATATTTTGATTATAAAGTTGGCACGCAAGTATTTGACCAGATTATTGCGGCATTCAAAGTGAACGGGAAGATTGTGCAGGAAGGGCGAACTACACAAAATAAAACATATGACGACCTTGTTCATGTGGCAAATATTCCGAAAACATCTGAAATTTGTTTTATAGATGATTTGAATCACCCGGGAATGCGACATCCGAATGTCTTGTACATTAATGTAAAACCATATGTTGAAACCCTTCCCACGTCGACGCTCATAAACCGCTATCTTGATAGTAATCTTGGAAAAAATATTCTTCCTCAAAATAGAGAGAAATTCAGTAAATCTATAAAAAAAAGAATGGGAGTAAATGATGATGAGAATGAAAGAATTGTAAATTTAAATTTACATGAATCAAATTTCGTTTTATTAAACACGCCAGACAGGTCCAACGTTTATATAAATGAAAATGCAAATGTAATTGAAGGTTACAAAAAAATGGGAGATAAAATATTATTTTACATAAAATTATTCTTTAAAAATAAAAATAAATCTCACAAGTCAAATAGTCGTGATAAACGTCATTCTACGTTGAAACATAAACGATACGCATCGAAATCAAGAGTAAAATCGTCAAGAAGAAGAAATGCAAATGATAACAGTAGTTCTCGTAAAACTCGAAAAATTGGCGCATTTATGAGAGTCTGAAATTAAATATAAATTTACATCTCAGTTTTATATATTTTAGTATAAATATATAAAAAAAAATACTTACCTTTTTCCCTTACCTTTTTACCTCAGATACAATTCCAAGTTCTGATTGTGTCTGATTTAGCGACGCTTAGAAGCAACTGCGGCGCGGTTGAAGATGACCTCACCATTTTCAACCTTTCCAACATGGTCACCACCTTGGGTGTAGAGGTCTCCCTCGGATGTCAAGCCGTATGTTTCACCTTCGTACTCATACTCTTCACATTCAAGTTCCTCCTCCTCTTCCTCGACGACTTCTTCTTCCTCAACAACATCTTGTTGTTGCTCTTGTTCGACGACAGCAACAACGGTTTCTTTTCCTTTCTTCTTTTCCTTCTTTTCCTTCTTTTCCTTTTTGTCTTTCTTGTCCTTCTTTTCCTTCTTTTCCTTCTTTTCCTTCTTTTTCGTTTCTACAGGGGCGGCGGCGGCAACTGCAACAACTTCTTCCTGCTGCTGCTGCTCCTGCTGCTGCTCCTCTTCTTCTTCTTCATCATCAAGTTCCAACAAAAACCCATCCTTGTCAAAGATTTCATCATTGTTGTCATCATTTGTGGTAACAGCTGCTGCCGCTCCTCCTCCTGAAACCTCGTTGTCCGCAGAGGTTGCCGACATTGTTTCATCTTGCTCGTCGTCATCAAATTGAATCGGAACGGGAGCGATTTCCACGTCGGTTGGGTCAAACGACAAACGCTTCTTCTTTGCAGCCGTAGCTTGCAAAATCAGTTCGCGCATGTCACTCTCGGCAACATTTGTTTGCTGAATCGTCTTGGCAGGACGACCGCGTTTTTTCTTTTCAACACCATCAGCTTTTTCTGGAGTGTCAACCGTCTCGACGCTTGCAACCTTTTTCTCTTTCTTTTCTTTCTTTTCCTTCATCGGCTTTGGAACAACTGATGCAACTTCAGTCTTGGCGGGCCGACCGCGTTTCTTTTCAATGGGTTCAAGCATCCAATCGGGAATTTGAACTCCACGTTTTTTGGCAGCTTCGAGCGCTTCTTCTTTGGTAATGTTCATTTTTGTAAGCACATCGAGGTAGTGACTCTCTTTTTTGCCGGTTTCTTTGTGAACAAATTGTCCGATAGCAGATGCAAGACGGTCTTGAACCGTTCCAATAGGATGGTGACCATTTTCATCACACTTTGCAAAACACTCGGCGCAAAATCCGCAATCCTTGCCTTCATGGTTGAGTATCAAACCATTTTCTGACATGTCCTGTGGTCTGCCGCACTGGATGAACAAGCCATACAGAGCTTTCAGCGCAACGCATGTGTCGTAATCCGCAACACCGGTCCAAGGCATTGGAATTTTGCTTTGTTTCTTTTCATTTTCATCGACGATGGCAACTTTTTTCTCTTTTTTTTCTTTGGGTTCTTTTTCTTTTTTTTCTTTGGGTTCTTTTTCTTCTTTTTCTTTTTTCTTCTTTTGAATTGGCTCACCGTTCACGTCCATCACGCAGGAAGCAATGAGCTGCTCCTTCAGAATGGAAAGTGCGGATTCGAGACCTTGCATTTTTTTGATAATTTGACTGGCGGTAAGCTTCTTGATGGCTTGAACGGCTTGAACAGGAGCAGAAGATTCAACTTCATTGCCGACAAACTGTGCAACAGCAGCAACAGCAGCAACGGATGAACCGATATTGGCAGTAGTAGCGTCAACAATGAATTGCATTATTCGATGGAAACTTGATTGGGAAACACTGATGGATGTAAGATTAGATTTCAATTTTTCAATTTATATTTTTTTCATTGTTTTTTTTCTCACATTTTGAATACTTTTTCATAAAAAATGAAATGGTTTATTTTTATTTTATTTTTTTCTGTTTTTATTTTCATTCATTCAAAATGAGCTGGTGCCACTTGTTGCAAACTTTTGTAACTCCAAAATGGGTTTTCTCCCAATCGAAATAGAACCTGCCAATGTTGTACGATGCGCTGAAAACTTGTTTGAATGTTTCTTCATATTCGCGGTCGGTTATACATTTTGCTTGTTGCATTATGCTATGCAGAGCATCCATTGCATCGATAAATTCTTTTGAAAATATGCGAACATCGACAAGAGCCACATTCGCAACGTCCTTGTCAAATTTGTGTGGAAGCCACTCTCCTCTGTCTTTATCCATTGTCCAATAATGGTAAAATGGATTGGCGCCGCTTGAATAAAATGTCATTGTTGTTGTCTTTCCAATTGGGATGTGCAATGCGAGTGCTTCAGCACCCGTCGCTGCTTTTTCTGCCTGTATTCTTTTGTAATTTTCTCGTTCACGTCGGGTAATTTCGCGAATCATTGTGCTATTCAACAAATATCGGCGCTGCTTGGATAAATGCATGTCTGTCTGAAAACAAACAAATTAGTAATAAAAAAATCAATTTATTTTTTTTGTTATTTATTTTCATTTTTTTATCTTTTTATTTTTTTAGTTCTACATTATATCCAATTCCGCAATTTCAATTTACATGGGCGGGAACGTCGCCATTGCTATTTCGTCGTCGAAGTTGTTGATTTTGCCTTTTTGCTGTATTTTCGAGTAAAGTAAGTTTCAAATGAAACCGATTCACTCTCAAGATTGCACACAAATGTACGTAGACCGCGAATGTTTGGGAAGGTTGACATTATCTCGTATTGCTCTCCATCCAAAGCACCAACTTTTCCCACCGTTTTGCCCACATGTTCTTTCACCATTTCTCGTAATGTATTTGTCTCACCTTCCGTCAGCATTTTCACTTCTGTTCCCCAACGTCCACCAACATATATTTCAACATGCGCATCATCATCGGTTGAATTCAATTTTGCTCGGTAAGCAGGGTAAGCAGGAAAGGAGGTCATATTTGTGAACGTGTGATTGGATGGGTTCGATATTATGATAAAACAATATTATAAAAAAAAATCAATTTATATTTTTACTGTCATTGGCATCCAATAAAAACAAGACATGAAAAATCAAGAAGAAGTTCTAATATAACAACCAAATTAGTAATAAAAAAAACAATTTATTTTTTTTTGTGATTTATTTATATTATACAAAGTGTTCGATATTGTCGGGGAGAAACAGCAGCAACAGTATTTACTGCCGCGATGTCGATGATGGTTTGGCCAGTGTGCTCGCAGCAAGTGCAGTTTCAAGTTTTTGTATTCGCTGTTTCAGTTCTTCATTTTCATTTTTTTGTATTTTTAAAATGTCCTCAAGTATTTCCTTTATAATAGTGGATTGACACAGATACTGATTTCGCAACTTGTCAATGTCTTGTTGCGATTTGGATGTTGATTTTTGTAACGCTTCAAATTCTTGGATTTTGACCATCATCCACACTTTTGCAGAAGAACAAGAAGAATTTACCTCTTTTTTTGACTTTTTTGACTCCAACTTGCTTGACTTGCTGTGTCGCTTTGAAGCACATTGACCCATTTGTAACTCTCTTGACTTGATAGTAACACTGCAAAATTATAACATATGCAAAAAGTTTTCAATTTATTATTTATAGTTGAAAAAAAAGTTTTTATATGTTTTTTCTTTTTTTTCTGATTTTTATTTTCGTTTTAATTTTCGAATACTTTTTTAATATTTTTGTCAATGTGTGCATCGCAAGCGCTTACTCTGACTCTGACTCGGATGTTTCTTGCATTTGACGACGTATCGTTTCAACAATGAGGTTTTGCCATGTTTTGAGAACGGGCTCACTGGTGCTCATGTTTGCACCTGCAATGTACATTTCAATGAGTGAACCGTCGACGTTGCCGCGCGGAATGCAAACGTTTTCGCAAATTTGTTCGACATTGGGAGTCAACACGTTTTCAATGAAACTGTCACCATCGCGGTAAATAACGCGTGGGTCGTCAAGGTCGTTGGCATCACTGACGAGCATGTGAAACCATTCCTCATCGAATTCAACTGGTGCATCGAAGAATGAAATAACGCCGGGAGTCCAGTGAGGAATGACTTCATCCACCGTTTTGTTTTCTCTTTTTTTGAACGCCGGAATGTAAATGCGGCCGCCTTGTAAGCCGCATTTGTTGAGACCGGAAGACCTGATGTATCTTGTAGTGTGAGGTGGTAAACGAGCTGAAAAAGAAGCCATTGTCGTCTGAAGGAAGAAGCCTACATGCACCAAATATAAATAAAAAAAATCAATTTATATTTTTTTCATTGATTTTTTTTTCATTTTTTTCTATTTTTAATGATTTTCTTTTTCATTTTCTTTTCATTTTATTTTGAGGTGTAGCATTTTTTTAGTTTATCCAATCTATTATCCACATGGAGTATAGTTTGGTTTTTCTCCAACTTTGTTTTTGGATGCTTTCCTCAATTTGTAATGGGTTGCACTGTTTCAAATACCATTTTGCATTTTTTCCGGATTTCACGATAATGTTTGCCCTGACTTCATAGGCGAGAGGCACCACTTGTTCCAGCGTGAAATGTTTGTCAATACCTGCTTTTCCAACGCATCTACCAACAACTTTCGAGTCTTGTCGTCTAAACGTCCAATTACGCTCGCGAGTTCGTCAAGATATTCAACACATTCGCGTTGCGAGGGTTCACTTGCGCCATTTGGATAAAACTACATGATTGCAGAGTTGCGCATTGTTTCGACTATTACTCCTTAATAAGATAGAAAAAATGTTATATATTTGATTTATAATTATTTATTTAGAATTATTTATTTTGCATTATTTATAATATTACCCTTTATTATAAACAAATAAATGTCTAGAAAAAATAGTGTAGTGCGGATGCCAAATTGGAGTACAGTACCTGGATTCCGTAGTAAGTCTGGATGGATTACAAGTACGCGTAGAAATCCTCTTGCTGCTGCTGCTCCTGCTGCTCCTGCTCCTGCTCCCGCTCCTCCTCCTCCTCCTCCTCTTGCCACCATTCAATTATCACAAATTGCACAAAGTAACGGCAACAATTGGAATTTGATTGCCACTGGTGATTTTGTCAATAGTTTTGTGGTCACAATTCCCAAAGGGAGTGCTTTGAATATACCCGCAGGGCAACACTTATCAATTACAAGTCCGTTTACTTTAGTGAACAATGGGCACATTGCCATTCATGGAACAGTTACGGCCAGTTCAGGTGGTACATTTATTAACAATGAACACATTGATAATTTTGGCAATAACACTTTAAACATTCATGGAAATTTTCAAAACAATAAAACCATGACTAATACTGGAACCGTGAACATTGGTGCCACTGGCAATTTTGTTAATGCAGATGAGGGCCAACTGACCAATAGTGGAATCGTGCACAATAATGGAGAATTTGAGAACAATAATACCGTAGACAATTATGGGGTTTTTAACAACCATCCTGAGTCCCTCCTGGTTAATGCAGATGATGGCCAATTCACCGTTCATTCAAATGCAATATTGACCAATCATAATGATGGTGAGATTCAGAATCAAATTGGGGCGGCCATTACCATTAAGCAGGGTGGCAACATGTTCAACCGAAGTGTGTCCGATGACTTCAATAACCAAGGCACTATTCAAACATCTGAAATTGTGCATGGCAATATTGACGGAAACAACGTGGTTGTAACTGCAAATTCCACTGGAGCAATCACCCTAGGAGACATTGCGACGACTTTTAGCACAAATATTTGGACCATGACTTCCGATGCAACAATTCAACCAAGCCAGACGCTGACCATTGAAGCCGGACAAACATTGGTAGTTGCTGCATCACGCAAGCTTATAAACACCGGCACCATTAGAATTTCCAATCAAGGAAATATCATCAACGACGGCGTTATTCACAATCTATCGGGACCGATTTTAGAAAACGGGCAGTGGGGGTATGTGAACAGCCAATCCGGCCACATGTTTAACAGTGGCGATATCACCAACAACAGCGACGGGATTATTAACAACAGCTATGATAGTTACTTATACAATGGTAACAATGCAGTCATGAATGCTGGTGGCATTTACAACGTCGGTGGCAATTTAACCAACAACGGCCAAATCAACCTTTTCATGAATGGGATGTTATACAACGATCGCAATGTAAATGTCACCGCGAGTACTCCAGGTTATCGGTCAGTCTTTACCAACAACAATGGTGGTGTTGTTACCAATAAAGGCGGCACAATTTGGAACGTATTATCCGATATCAACAACAATGGCAAAATAGAAACCTTTTCTGTAAGATATATTCTAAATAAAAGTTTTCAGAATGAGAAGATGGGCGGAATTATCCATAACAACAGCGATATTAAAAACAATAATGGCGGACAAATTATCATGAACGATGACTCCATTTTTGAAATTCAAGGTTACAGCCGCTTGTACAACCGTGGCAGTATTACCATCAACAGCCTCAGCAAAATGATTATTGACTCACCTTATGGCAATTATAGGGGCTATGCAGGCTCCACCCTTACCATCGGCAACACCGGCACTATTAAAAATAACGTTCAGAATACCAGTTATTTTACCGTGAGTCCCACTAGCACATTTAATAATGATTTTGGCGGATTGAATGGCAATCCGCCGGTTATTGCCGAACCACCAGAATAGAAAAAAGTTTTTAATTGTTTTTTTCTGTATTTTTATTTTGTGTTTATTTTTTGAATACTTTTTGATAAGTTTTGTGAAATATTTTTTTGTGAATGCTTAATACTCGTAATCTGACTCGGTTGTTTATTGCATTTGACGACGTATCGTTTTGACAACGAGTTTTTGCCATGTTTCGAGAACGGGCTCGCTGGTGCTCATGTTTGCACCTGCAATGTATATTTCAATGAGCGAACGGTAAACGAGCTTCGATTGTCATCTGAAGGAAGAAAGAAAGTCTATATGCACCAAATGTAAAAAAAAAATCAATTTATGTTTTTTTCATTGATTTTTTTTTGATTTTTTCTATTTTTAATCATTTTCTTTTCATTTTGTTTTCATCCAAATTTCAATCCTCCTCCAGCTCAGGCTGCGGGTGTCCCACGATTTTCAAGACGAAGTTCAATCCTATAATCTTTTGCTTGAACTCTACCAGTTGTTTCTTCAACTTTTCATTCTCGCTTGTTAACTCCTCATTCTCGCTTTTCAAGTCTTCAATCTCGCTTTTCAAATCTTCAACAATCTCGCTTGTCAACTCTTCGTTGTTTCTTCTCAGTTTTGTATTTTCTACCAACAACTTTCGAGTCTTTTCGTCTAAACGTCCAATTACTCTCGCGAGTTCGTCAATATCTTCAATATATTCGTTGTGAGGGTTCACTTGCGCCATTTTGATGAAACTACACGACATAAACATGCGTTAAAAAAAATCAATTTATATTTTTTGTTTTTTTGTCCCAATACCACTACAGCCTCGGACACTCGATTTTTTCTTTTTTCTGTTTGTTTTTTTTGTTTCTTTGGTCTACTCTATGGTGTGGCACACCACTGGAATGGAATTTCTGATTCCTGAAGTTCGGCTTCAGAGTCGGTGGTCCAGTCGTTCGATGAAGAATCGTGGCCGTACAAGTCGGCGTAGTGACAGACTTGGCATCGACAGCCATCTGGGCAGGAATCGGTGGTCCATTCCGACGAATAGCTGACCGAATCTTCAAATAAACGAAGGCACAATTTGGTCTTGGCGGCGGCGGCTGGCAAAGGCGATTCTGGAAAGTATGGCGTGGAAACAACGTTGACGGTGTCATCACCCTTCGTGTCACGAATAGGGGAAATGGCGGATTGAAACATTCTTCTTGAAACGGAAACACTAATCCATTTGAATTAAAATAAAAAAGAAATCAATTTATGTTTTTTTCATTGTTTTTTGATGTTTTTTTTCTTTTTCTTTTTTCATTTTCTTTTATTTTTCATTCATCTAAATTCAATCCTTGAAAAAAAATCATTTTTTTTGTTTTCTTGTCCCAATACCACTACAGCCTCGGACACTCGATTTTTCTTTTTTCTGTTTGTTTTTTGTTTGTTTAAACACAAGAACAAGAACAATATTTACTTACCTGTGCCGCAAATAGACGGTGACCCGGCATCTATCGGCGGCATATCTTCATATCTTCGTGACTTCGACTTCAATTACAGCCGCCATGTTCGCCGCCAACGCTCCTTTCAAACACATCCATGTGGTAGTGGTGGCACGCATTGCACATTTTGACATCGCCGCTGAGTCGAGTCTCACGAACGAAATCGCTTTTGTCGTCAAGTCCGGCATCGCAGTCGCAACACAAGCCAAACTTGAAGTTTTTGCTTTTTTCGACGCGTTGTTCTTTCGTAAGGTTCATGAAGGGAACATGAGTTGACTCTTCGTACTCATCATCAGCGTTGCGCCAATTACTGTGGTCAATGGAATGATACCATCTGATGTAGTTCACCTCGTCTCTGGTGAGAGTGGCCGTATCAGTATCTTCATTATCGTAGTAAGATTGAGGCTCATCGCTGCCACTCCATTTCGCTATCATTTTGGGCTGTTTTTTCTGGACATTGGCATTGGCACCGGCATTAACGGCAGTAGTAGGCATTTTGTTCGTCGTAGTCGTCTTGGTAAGAGTCACTAATAAGAATAATTTAAATAATAAAAAAAATCAATTTATATTTTTTTCATTTATTTTTTTGATGGTTTTTCTTTTTCTTTTTCTTTTTCTTTTTCTTTTTCTTTTTATTTTTTCTGCATTAATCCAAGATGAATCATTGAAAAAAAATCAATTTTTATTTTTTTGTTCCAATACCACTACAGCCTTGAACACTCGATTTTTTCTTTTTTTTGTTTTGTTTTGTTTAAACCATAAGGGCGCCGCAAATAGATGGTGACCCGGCATCTATCGGCAGCATTAGAACCATTCGCATTCGGGGCTGCGCATACTTCGAACAGGGCGTGGAGTTGGAGGAGGAGCAGGAGAACTGGCGTATTTGGAAATCCAAGTAGCTTGTTCGTATTCTTGTCCGTCATCGTTTGATTTTATTTTGAGAACAACGACCGTTCGAGTTTTTCCAAAGCATTCCGTGCTTTGTCTTACAGGAACAATCGTGCCAGTAGTAATGATAGAACCATCCTCGTTCAACATCGATACCTTTCCAAACGTTTTTTTGGGAACACCATTAGTGGTCATTTTGTTCGTCGTAGTTGTCTTCGTAAGAGTCACTAATAAGAATAATTAAAATAATAAAAAAAATCAATTTATATTTTTTTTATTGATTTTTTGATGGGTTTATTTTTCTTTTTCTTTTTCATTTTGTTTTTTTTTGAGAACTACTCGTCTACTCGTCGCGTGTAATTTTGTGTGCGAGCTGCTGTGCTCTCTTGAGGCTCTGAAACACTTCTTCTGTCACGACTGTAACTTCTATCCACTCTTCTTTTGCCCTCTCTTCTTCATCAAAATGTATATTTTTGCCTTTAGACAATCTTTGATGGTAGCACTTGCTACAGTCGTCGCAAAACCAGAAACGCTGTCCAGTATGATGCTTGTGCTCAACGCAGTAAGTAAACCCGGTGCAATGGTCCTGGCGATCCAGAAGACAAGAGTCACAAAACATCGGTTCTGCGCCTGGTTTGGAGCTTTTTGTTTTTGGTAGTTCCACGCTTGTTAGGCGACCTTTTTGGTACTGAGACATCCTTTCAAACGCGCTTGGATAATATTTTCCCACAACCATTGCACGCGCCCCGCAAGCTTTGATGGTGGCTTCCCATTCTTCTTCGAAATTGGCACCTGGCCACCACCTCCATGATACGTCTTCTCCAATGCGTTTGCTAGTCATTCAACGTCGTCTTCTTCTGAAACACTGTATAAAATAAATATAAATAAAAAAAAATCAATTTATATTTTTTTCATTTTGTTTTTCATTTTATTTTTTTGTATGTGTGTCTCAGAGAATCATTCGTCGTCCCATATGGATGAATATGGCGGTGATGATGGGACGTACAGTAAATAACTGTCGCTCACAGGAGGAAGAAGTACAGGGGCAGGAGAAGCAGGAGGGGCAGAAGTTACAACACGATGAAGTGAACACAATGCATTCATAGCTTCAAGATACTCGCCTTCGGTCATTTTGTCTTGGTTTTCTTCGATAACACGCATCAATGTAGCCAAATCTGGATTAACGGCCATTGTAATTCTTCTTGATAATCAGGAACCTGTGTAATATTATTATAAATAAAAAAAAATCAATTTATATTTTTTCTGTTTTTTTCCTGTTTTTTTTTCACCAAGATTTTATTTTTTCGCCAAGGTCCTTCAGGTGTGCTTCAGTCATTTTGATTTGTCGCAGATGCAAGCGTTGGGATGATAAACATGCCAAGCGTTTGGCATCTTCAAGCATCTTCTTCAGTTGTTCGACATTATAGAGATACAAGGCGCATTCCTTGTGATTACAAATCGAACACACGTTTCCACAGTTTCTCTTGCAATTTTTCCCCATTGTAATTTAGAAATGGACACCACTGTTGAATATGTGTTATACAATAAAAAAAATCAATTTATTTTTTTTCTTTTATTTCTATGTCATATATAACAATTTCATTCAATTTCATTCAATTTCATTCAATTTCAATAATTTCAATCATCTCGCGCACATGTCTTTGAAGAACGAACCATCCTTGTCCGTCGTTGTGTCTCGTGTTGTCAGGAAAGAACTCGGGATGCGTCCATTCATTTTTTTCTTGGCGAGTCAAATAGTAACGAAACCCGCCGGATAACGGACGGATAAACTGAATGACAGTTCCTTGCCGGTCTTTTTGAATTTGTTTTTGCATTGTTGACACAACTTTTGCAGGAACGATGCGATGCTGCGCCCATTCTTGATGACGTGCGCTCTTTTCGTGTTTTTGCCAGTGTTTGAATTTTCCACTGTATCCGCAAACGCATGTCCATGTTTCTGTTTCATTTGTTCTCCAATCGCCGACAGCATGTCTAGCGACAAAAGGACAAGACGATGGATTTGGATTTTTGTAAATTCGTTCTTGGTTCTCGGCAATCTTGCGTGTTGACTCACGATTGAGTTCATTTTGTAGTTCTTGAGACATTGACAACCATGATTCCGGGTTGATGTGGCTCAACACACGAGTGACGCGACTCCACAGTTCATAATCATGATGTCCTCTAAACAAACTTCGCATACCGCCAAACAAATTCACTGGAACCATCGGCATGACTGGAACTGCAACAATGGGGGCAACAACAACAGGGGCAGCAGCAATACCAGAAGTTGCAACACGATGAAGTGCGCACAATGCATTCATAGCTTCAAGATACTCACCTTCGGTCATTTTGTCTTGGTTTTCTTCAATCACGCGCATCAATGTGGCCAAATTTGGATTGACGGTCATTGTAAATTGTCTTGGTAGTGCACAAGGCTGTGTAAATAATATATAAATAAAAAAAAATCAATTTATGTTTTTTTGATTTTGTTTTGTTTTTGTTTTTTGTTTTTATTTTTGTTTTTCATTTTCATTTTGTTTTTCATTTTATTTTTCATTTTGTTTTTCATTTTATTTTTGGTTCAACGGAAATTTCACAAATCAGATAGATTCTGACCGCAAGAACTGAGAATAATAGGGCTCAGTTTCAATTTCATCATCTTCATTGTAGTGAGGAAGAGGTTCGCGGTGGTCGGTTGGATTCACGCGAGGAACAGTATCAAGATTTTGAAACGGAAGTATGGATTGAGAAGCGAACCTCACTTGAATATCAATGACGGAGGGAGCATCAGGTCTGAAAGCCTGGCTCGTGCTTCTAATCCAATCATCAGTTGAAATGATGCGGTATTGTTGTGTTTGATGTATTCTTTGAATTTCCATTTTTCTTTTCAGTATTTTCCTTTGTCTTTCTTCCTCTTCAAACTTTTTTCTCAGTTTTTCATCTTTTCGGATTTTTTCAATGCGCTTTTCCTCTTTCGCTCTTTGAAATGATTCCTCAAACAAGAAGAGGTCATCGTTTTCGTTGCACAGGAAACGCGTTTGGACGTGTGTTTCCGGGTCAGTGTGAAAGGCGAATTCAACATTGGTTGCGCTTTTGCGAGTATAAAAGTGGAGGTCGTCAACGTCGCGTACGTCGTCAAGTGAATTCATTGTCTCGTTGGCGATTAGTTGGTCGAGGTGAATCTGTAGATTGAATCTTTTAAAGTACCCAAACGGACCATTTGTTCCCATCTGGTTGCGATCCGGCACAGTGAAGCCATCAACATTTGCAAAATATCCAACTCCGACAAAGCGCTCTTGATATTCGTTTGTTTCTACAACATGACGTTCTTGATAAACTGAAAAATGCGGTTTTTCAAGAGTCGGCGGAGTGGTTTGATACATTCTGTAAACGAGAGTTGAGTAATCTTCAGAATCGTCAGCGTAATGTTCGATTGCATCTTTGAAATGTTGCAAACACTCCGAATTGGAATACTCGCTCCAATCCGGATGGTTCATCTGGAAGAATTCGACACAATCACAAAAATCAGTTTGGTAAAAAGCTATCAATTCATTCTCAGTGACGTGTGAACCCATGTAAAATGGGAACACGGTTTCGAAAAATGACTGTGAGTATGGGAAAGAGTTGATGTAATCGACAATGTAAAACCAATACTCTTGGTTTGGGTCAACCGAATTCAAATGGTCAATCAAAGCGGGACCTATGTACAAGCCTCTGAATGAGTTGAACTGCGGTTGTTCTGGTTGTTGTTCTTGGTGGTCTTGGTGTAAGTCTTGGTTGGAAATATTAAAGCGGTTGCTTGCAATATTCGCGGCCATCGTAAAATGTCTTGGTAAACAGGAAACTGTATAAAACAAATATAAATAAAAAAAAATCAATTTATATTTTTTCATTTTGTTTTTCATTTTGTTTTTCATTTTGTTTTTCATTTTGTTTTTCATTTTGTTTTTCATTTTGTTTTTCATTTTGTTTTTCATTTTGTTTTTCATTTTGTTTTTCATTTTGTTTTTCATTTTATTTTTCATTTTATTTTTCATTTTGTTTTCATTTTGTTTTCATTTTGTTTTCATTTTGTTTTTCATTTTATTATCTTTAGTAAATATATAAATAAATTCAATAATATGGCTAAGCGTGGTAAAACTGTACGTCGTGGGCGTGGACGACGCGGACGCACTCAAAGGCGCGGACGCACTCAAAAGCGTGGACGAACTCAAAGGCGCGGACGCACTCAAAGGCAACGGGGTGGAGTCCCGCCGATGTACGAGGAGGAGACCCTGCTCCAGAGAATAAGTCGTGAAAATATGGAAAAAATAGAAGCGAATGCAAAAAAAAATTTTTTTGGTGTTGAACTTAATGGGGAAAATTTGTATGATGAATATACAAAATTGAAAAAACATGGGTTTGATAGTGATGCCGCGTATAACGATATTGCGGCAAGAATTGGGGACTATCAAAAGAAGGAAGTTATGAGACCAAAGTTAGAAACATTGACACGAGAACAAATACAAAAATTAAATATGGCAGAACGTGAAGCTGAAGCATCTAGAAGAGCTGAAATGATAGCTAGAAGAGAAGAAAAAAGAATGTCTATGGCAGCTTCGCCCGTTTCACCTCCAATATACATCCCATCGCAAAATTTACCAGTACCTTCAGCACCACCTCTTGAAGTTGAAGATGAACCTTCAGCACCACCTCTTGAAGTTGAAGATGAATTATTTAAACCTCTAAAAATTGAACCTCTAAACACATCAAAGGCGGCACCAATGTCAACGTCAACGAAAGAGAAAGCAATAGCGTTTATGAATAAAATTTATCTTGCACAAGGTAAAAGGGCTGAGTTTATGGCAAAATTACGTAAACTGGGTGGTGATGAAAAAGCACTTGAGACAATTATGAATGATAATAAATATATTGAAGATCTAATGAGGTTTGAAAAACAAGCAATAGCGTTTATGAATGAAAGTCATCTTGCACAAGATAAAAGGGCTGAGTTTATAGCAAAATTTCGTGAACTGGGTGGTGATGAAAACGCATTGGTGAAAATGATTACATATGATGGGGATTTTCTTAAAAGTCTAACTAAACCATCCACCACCAATCCCCGTTCGTCGCAGCAGTATGATGATTCAAGTAGTGCGCGTCAACATTATGATTCTCAAATTAATTACACGCCGCCATCGCCATCCACATATGGGTGGTCACAAAGAGAATATATGGAATCTTATAAATAAAAACGATATAAAGTCACTGTTGTATTGTAAACTGTTTTGGTAAATCGGAAAAACTTTATTTTTTAATTATAAAATAAATAAATAAAAAATTAATTTTTTATTTATTTATTTTGTTTTGTTTTTCATTTTGTTTTTCATTTTGTTTTTCATTTTGTTTTTCATTTTGTTTTTCATTTTGTTTTTCATTTTGTTTTTCATTTTGTTGTAGGGGGCGACGAGCACCCCCCTACGACCCCCTCCTCATTTAACCTAGGGAACTTTTGGGTTCCTTATAGTTTAGAATTTGGGAACTGGTTGAATGTGTGGCGGTGTTGGATTTTGTTGAGCGAATTGCAAAAGTTGAGGAGACATCAGAAGTGGCTGCTGAGTAAGTGGAGGCAGAGGAGGCATACTGAGTGATGTGCGAAGAGGTGCGGGTGAAAACTGAGGTTGAGGTTGACGATACTGACGACGAATGAAGGGTGTTTGACATTGATATGCTGCTTTTGTTTTGTCTGCTTTTTCTTTTTCTATTTTTTCTCTTTCCGCCTTTGCAACATTTGCAGCATATCCGGCTGCGGCATCTGGGTCAGAAATGTAGACGCTTTGTTTTCGAATCTTGTCTCTGTATTGATGAACCCAGCGCACACACATGCACAACGATGGCTTCTCACAACCGCAAAGTGTGTAAGTGCCCTTGATTTCGTCTTTTATTTTAACAACACCATGTTCGGCGATGATGACGGCAGTTGCAACAACAGACTTGTGTTCATCGCCGTTGATGAGCGATATTTTTCCCAAGTGCCGTTGGTGTGGTTGAGCCATTGAACGATTGATTATTTCTGGTTGTCTTGAAAACTACAAGTAATAAAATAAAAGAAAAAGTTTTCAATTTATATTTTTACATCATTCATTATGGTTTGAAGAGTTTCTATATGGAAAAGGTAGAAAAGGAGGGGTCTAAGGGGAACCTTGGTTTCCCTTGATATAACAGAGTTGAATGTGAGTTTGGGAAGGAGTGAGGATGTGATGCGTTCGATGGAGAGCACGAGTGTGTTATTTGAGAAGTATTTGAAGTAGGGTAGGTAGGTAGTTATTT